ACAGGTGCTCATGAGTTATATCATATAATGTGTAATCAAGATATATTGAAAAAAGAAAAATTAATAGAAGATATAAATACTGCTATTAAAATTGATTGTCATTGTGGAAGGAATATATCATATAAAGAATTTATAGAAAATATTGATTTTTATCAAAAATATTATTGGAGTTTTTCTTTTTCAATGCACAACAATCAAGTTCAGTATGATTTTTGTTCTTATAAAGAAAGGGATGGATGGAGGTTTAATCATAATCTTATTTGTATAAAGAAAGAAAAAAATCTTTTGTGTAATGGGGAAACTATTGCGGTCGAATATGAAGAAGTAGATGTATTAGATAATTATAAAGAATTTAAATTTGACGTAACTTATAGATTAAAAAGCAATATTGAATATTATAAGAAAAATTTAGAAGCAATAAATCATAATATAAGAAATATGGAAATTCAATATCCATCTTTATTTGTAGACAGATATGATTATAGTCCGCTATAAAACAACAGTTTTATGGGGAAAATGACCCTCGTGAATCCCTTATTTTTAAAGGGATTGCGAAAATGGAATTTTGAGAAAATTCATAAAAAGGAGAAAAAATGTTACTTGCTATTATATTAACAATTATTTTTACAGTATCATTTAGGTTTTGCTTAAATGAAACAGAAATATCAGATCGAATTGTAGTATTTAGCTTTAGCTATTTTGTATTATTTATTATAGGTATTTCTATTTTTATGATTATAGGAAATTCTGTCTTTTCTGGAACTGCTAATCAAGAAATGATTACAAAAGAAGAATCTATTGTGTCGTTTATAGACAATAAGGATAATCCAGTTTACGTTAAATATTCATTTAAGTGGAATGGTGGAAGTACATATAGATATGTAGAACAGAACGGAAAATATCTTGAGTATAAAGAAATCCCAATTAGTGCAGACGTAAATATAGTAGAAGGAAATTATGAACCGGTGTTAATTACTCATAGTTATAAAGCAAATAAAAATTGTGATCTATTATTTGGTCAAACTGCAAATAAGTTTACACATGATACTTGGTATGAATTTTATATACCGGAGGGGACTTTTATTACATATTAATGGAGGATAAGAAAATGTTATATTGGCTTAAACATCGTGATTATAGAACGATTAATTATACAGAAGATTTGGATGAAGCATATAAATTTTGTGCAACGCATCCTGGATATGAGATTATAGTAGCTGAAAAGTTAAAAAAAGACATTGATTATAATGAAACTGAGTTTATTTATAGATATATTGTTTCTTTTAATTTATCAATGGATGAAAAGTCTTATGTCATGATAAAACACTTAGAGAATGAATCAGAATTTAATTATTGTAATTGTTATACTAAAAATTTTGAATTCCATGATTCAGTAGGTGCTTATAGAGAAGGACGGCGTGTCTACTTCAATATTTTTATTGGAGAAAGAAATTATAGCATTGCTTGTAAAATTGCTGAAGAATATTTAAATAAATTAATTAATATGGGCAATGGAAAAGTTACAAAAGAAAACATTGAGTTGATGAATGAAGAATTACGAATTGCTAAAAAATAAAGTATTTATATAAGGTTAGATATTTTGAAGATGCAATTCGCAAATCGAAAGTTTATATAAAAAATAAAGAAAACGATTTACAGAAATTAAAAGAAGAATATGAAAAAGAAATTGGAAGTAAATAATAGCTGAAAAGCATTATAAAAGATATATAAATAAAAAAAGGAGAAAAGATAATTATGATGAACAATTTTTTAAACGGTATGTTTGGTAAAGTAGGTAACGGAATGTGCAGACTTTCTATGAGTGGCGGTATTGCAGTAAAAACATCTAATGGTTATAAAAGTTATAATGTGAAGACTGGTAGACTTACAAATTGTGACAATTTTGCATTTGATATTGGACAGGATTTCTTCTTTATTATTCCAACAAACAAAGTTAGTGCAGGTGATATTATATTTGCAAATGGAAAGCCTAAATGTGTTATTAAAGTAGAGAAGAATATGATTACTGCAATCAATTATGAAGATTCTACTGTAGAGAATATTATTCCAGAGCGACACGTATTCATGGGAAATACATATTTTTATGGAAAGATTGTTTCTTTACTTGGAAGTAATATTACTAAGGGAAAAAACGGAATGAACAATATTTTCAAATATATGATGCTATCTCAGATGATGAATGGAAATGGTTCTACCGGAACAGCGAACAATATAAACTCAATGCTTCCGTTTATGATGATGGGCGGTAATATGGGTGATATGTTTGATGGTATGTTTGATTTTGATGAAGTAGACGATACTAATGAATTTAATGAAGTAGATACAGAGGAGGAAGAATAATTATGGGATGGGGAGAATGGGATACAAATAGTTTTATAAGATATTCAACATCAAAGGGATTAGCGACAGATTCATTAGGGTTTGTTACTTCAAGTGTTTCTAATCAGGAAATGTTTAAGGCAAGATCTCTTGATCCAGTACTTGATCCAAACAATGTTATTAGAGAATGTTGCGATTCAGAAGATCATCCAAATACATTACCAGTTGTGATTGCACTTGATGTAACTGGATCTATGGGGCAAGCTGCAGTTGAGGTAGCAAAAAAACTTAATGGAATTATGACAAAACTTTATGAAAAAATTGCAGATGTTGAATTTATGATTATGGGTATTGGAGATTTATCATATGATTATAATCCAATTCAAGCATCTCAATTTGAATCAGATATAAGGATTGCAGAGCAACTTGATAAAATTTACTTTGAATTTGGCGGTGGTGGAAATGGATTTGAGTCATATAGTGCTGCATGGTATTTTGGAACTCATCACACTAAACTTGATTGCTGGAATCGTGGTAAACGAGGAATTATTATTACAATCGGTGACGAGAGATTGAATCCTTATCTTCCAATCCGAAGTAGATGTTCTGGTTTAATTGCAACACTTGGAGATAATTTAGAAAAAGATGTGGAAACTCCAGAGCTATTTGAAGAAGCTTCTAAGAAATTCGACATTTATCATATTCATGTAAATCATGGTAGTAACTATGACAAAGAAGGTATTGAAAAATCCTTTAAGTCTATTATTGAAGAAAATCATTTCAAAGAAGCGACTTTAGATAATATTGCAGAGACTATTGTAAATATTATTGTTGATGCAGCTGAGAACGATGTTAATACAATTATAACACCTGCGACAACACCTACTCAGGTAAGTACAAATGAGAATGGTGAAATTGTTTGGTAAAATAGAATAGGAGATAAAAACGATGAAAGACATTAAGATTGTGGCTGGAGCAAACTGGGGAGACGAAGGAAAAGGACTAATGACTGATTACTTTTCACAGAAACCTAATAGTATTGTAGTATGTTCTAATGGTGGAAGTCAAAGAGGACATACTGTGGTAACACCGGACGGAATCAGACATGTCTTTCATCATTTTGGTTCTGGAACTTTTAATGGTGCTGCTACATATTTACCAAAAGAATTTATTGTAAATCCACTTATTTTTGCTCAAGAATATAAAGAACTGATAAACAATAAGGTTGTTCCTAATATTTACGTTCATAATGATTGTATGGTTTCGACTCCGTATGATATGATGGCAAACCAGGTCATCGAAGAGAGTCGTGGAAAACAAAAGCATGGCAGTTGTGGATTTGGAATTTTTGAAACCATTAAGAGATATAAAAATGGTATAACCGATTTTGATAAAATAAAGAACTATTATCTTGAAAAATTTGAACGAGATAAAATTCTACTATCGGACGATTGGAAAAGAATATTTAATGATCCAGGAATAAATGATCATTTTATAGAAGATTTGGATTTTATGAATGAACACATTAAATCAATTAGAGATGAAAGCTTTCTAAATATGTTTGATCATATTATTTTTGAAGCCGCTCAAGGATTACTACTCGATCAGAATAATCTAAAATATTTCCCATATCTTACGCCATCTAATACAGGTCTGAAAAATCCCAAAGAAATTATTGAAAGAATTGATTGGTATGATGAATTGAATATAGAAGTATGTTATGTGACACGTACATATTTAACTAGGCATGGTGCCGGTCCGTTTCCAACTGAGTGCGATAAAAACGAAATTAATTCTGAAATGCACGATAATACAAATGTACCTAATCCTCATCAGGATACTTTGAGGTATGGAAAACTGGATTTGGATGAACTATATCGGAGAATTACAGCAGATGTGGGAGATTTTGAGTGTAAAAAATCCATTGCTCTTACGCATTGTAATGAATTTAGAATGGATGAAGATAAGTTTGAGAAGTTATTTTTAGGATGGAATATTTATAAATCAGATGGTGAAACACATAATAGTGTAAAGGAGACAAGCCGAGCATAGCAGTGATATTGAATTCGAATTTCATAAAGCAGTAGATGATTACATGGCATTTTGTAAAGAAGTTGGAAAAAAGAGAATTAAAAATTGTCCTGGTATTGCAATACAGTGTCGTGGAAAAATTGTAATGGCAGAACCACATCCGAGGTTCACAGGAGCTTGGAGATATGAACTAAATGGTGAAACTTGGGTTTGTAGTAATTGGGCGTTTGAAGAGGGTTATTGATGGATATTTTTAATGATAAGAATGTATATGTTTACACAGAAAATGACACAGTGTTTATTTTTCCTAAAGGTCAAGATAAGCCGGTGAAAATTTGTTATGAAGATCCTAATAGACGAATTGTTGCAAACAATGATGGCTCTATAACAATTGAAGATACAGTATCATTGGAATGGCTTACAAATCATATTGTCAATAAGGAAGATTATGAAAAAATAGAAAATGCTTTAAAAGAAGCTATAAGTAAAACAAAGTTTACTGTGTATGAAGTACAAGTACGATAAAAGATATGTTTTACGGAAGTGTATATACATATGGTTAAATTACAAAATATGGGGGTAAAAATGGGCTGTACAGATATCAGTTATAAAATTATGTGCCAACGCTTTGATAAGCTGATTTATAGTCGAAAGGATATTGATTTGTCGGCTGATATAAAAGAGTTGGAAAACAGAATCCAAAGTAAAGAACATACACCGGAATATTATTTTAACGCCGGAGTGATCGCCAGAGGATATCTGGATGAGATTCATGAGAACGGTGACGCAGTTAATGCTTACATTGGTGGATTAAATCAATTCTGTTGGCTAATTGGTTTAGATAATGAAGAGGATGATAATGATGAGAATAACTAAATTTCCAGATAAATGTGATCCAAATAAAATAATGATGGATACAATTATAAAAAGAAATAGTGTGTGTCCATGCTGTGGAGAGAATAGACTTTGTACAGTTAAAGATGAACTAGATGCGATAAAAGAACATAAAAAATTATCCGGCATAAGACAATTTTATGGTATTCGCCATCGAAGATTAGGATTTCAAAAGCCTTGGTATAAACATATTTTTCAAGGAGAGAAATGGTGGAATTCATTAAGTTTTAAATGTGAAACTTGCGGAGCAGAATGGGAATCGGAAGAGTTTCCGGATATTGAATGTTGTATTGAGGAATAAGATGGATAAGATTATATATTTTGAACTAAATAATTGGATTCCTGGAATATTCTATCCAGACGATGAACCGTTTAGATTATGGATGAAAAATGATTTACAAATCAAATTTGATGATGAGACTTGGGTAAAGAAAAGCAGATTATGTGTAGTTAGAGAATTAATTGATATGTCTTCAAATTATTGTATTACTGCTACACGAGAATGGGTCGTGAATAATTGTCCAAAACTGCTTACTGATTATGCAGAGTTTATTAGATATAAAGAAGATGATGGTAAGGTATATGGACGGTTTGGGACGGAATTTAAAGAATACAGAGAAGAAAATATTGGTATATGGGATTTGGAGGAAAACTATGAGCGATAAAAATTTTTTGGTTGAAGATACTGTTTGGTTTTATATTAGAAAACACGATTTTATGTCTAAGGGAATTATAAAAGAAATATTTATTTTAGATGAAATTCCTTTTGCACTTATTAGAAATGGACATATGGAAACTAAAATGCCTATTTCTCAAATATTTCATGACGATCTTGAACTTATTGCTTGGATTGAAAAAGAAGAGAAAGCAAATGTAAAACGCATAAAAGATAATATTCATGATGCGAAAGAGCTGGTTGAACTTATGTATTCTGTAATTGAAGACTGTGAATTCATGCCAGTAGCAGATTTAAATGATAAGAAGATTGCTATTAAAGAAAGAGCAAAAGAAATTTTTGATGTAAAAATTTAAAGGACATTGATTATGGATAGTAAAAATTTTAAAGTTGGCGATAAAGTTTGGTTTTGGGAGCGATGGCCAGAAAGACCTGTATTTGGTACTATTGAAAAAATTTATATTACTGGATCAAAATTATGGGCCGAGTTAAATTATGATAATGGAAGACCTGCTGGACGATTTTTTGATTATTTATTTGAAACGAAAGAAGATTTATTGGAGTTTAAAAAAAAGAATAAAAGCAAAATTTGATTGGAGTGATTTTATGGCGTTTACTGTAAATTTTCCTGTTGATACAGGAACATTTGTAATTACAAATTATAAAGATGTTGATTTAAGCAAACCAGAAACCTTACTTGGTAGAGTTGGTACTATTGCATGTTACCAAAGTATTACTCAGGAAAGCGATGATAATTCGTTTATCGTTATGGTATCAGGATATAAAGATGCGTGGTGTCAAGAAACTTTGTTAGATTGGTTACATATTGCAACAAATGAAGAAGTTGAATTGTATAAGAAAGTAATGGGTGTTAAATGAAGAAGAAAATTTTAGCTACGATTGCAGCTGGATTAATTTGTGTATCTGCGATTGGATGTGGAACAACATATCAGGAAGCAACGAATATACCTGAAAAAGGAAATTTTGGCAACGGATATTTTACTGAACTGGCGAAGTGGAACGATGGCATATTAACTTTTAAAATTGTTTATGATAATGACACAAAAGTAAAATATTTTATAATGAATGGTAATCGTACATCAGGTATCACACCACTTTATAATGCAGATGGAACATTACAGGTTTATGATGGAGAGTGACATATGAAGTTAAAGAGAAGAAAAATACAGGGTGAAGTGCGCAAAGCATGGGTCTGCGAAATTACGTGGTTTTTAGATCAAGTAGCTGGATTAGATGAACGGCTTCATTATATTGTAATAAACGACTTAATATTGTTTGATGACGAAGAACCTGCAACATATTATATTAGAGTTCCTGGTGGAACGGTCGGAAGCATCTTTTTGGATGATGACTATAACATTAAAGAGATTTTTATTGATCCGAATAATGTGGTAGAAAGTTATCCGGCGAACATTAATAAACAGATGAAGAAATTTATTGGTGAAAGGATGATGATCGAGTAATGTACTGCAAAGGGGATTGTCAGTATTTAGATACTATTAAAGGTAAATGTAAGCTTAATGATAAACGAAAAATGGCAAAAATGAAATATAGTAATGCTGGATTATCATTTACTGTTTATGAACATATTGGATTCTGTGAAATGGATGGTAAAGATGAGGAGGTTGGTGAGTAAATGGAATTGTTAAAATGTCCCTTTTGTGGGGAGTGAAAAACTAAAAGTTGGTCACAAAACAAAATTTAAAGATCCGTGGAAGAAAATTGTAAGAATGAGTTTTTATGTAATGTGCAATTGCTGTCGCGCAAAAGGAAGTACAATTTCAAAAGAGATCCATTATGATGATCAAGCAGAAGAAATTAGTAAAGCAAAAGATTTGGCTATTGAGAAGTGGAATATGAGGGACGAGATATGAGATTAATAGATGCTGATGCAGAAATAGAAAGACTACAAAAATGGATAAAAATGACTGAAAAAGAAATAGTGCATTTTGATGACGAAAACGATGATTATAAAATAATAGGATATTTAATGGATCAAAGAAATATGTTTTTAGATGAGATTAGAAAACTTCAATCATATAGCACAGCTTATGATTTGGATATTTTGCTTGATGGTCTTAATGAGATTTTAAAAGATGAAATTTCGCAGCCGATTGCAGATTGTGTTTATGAGTGTGTGCAGCAAGGTTGTTGGTAATATAATAAAAACGATATTTTATTGTGAAAATAGGAACAATATATTGCGTTCTTAGTAACAATAAACACAATATATTGTGTGTGAATGGATGGAAATAAATTATGAAAGAAATTAGAAATTTTTTGTGTGATAAGAAACCAGATTTGTTTGATTATATTGCGTCCAGGGATATTGCACAAAAAGACAATTGTGTTATATGTCTTCAGTGGGTTGTTCCATACTCTGGTACATATAGTGAAGTGATTTATGGAAATGAAAGTGATGAAGATTTGGAAGCAATGGATAAGAAACATTATGTATATCCTATGTAAGAAGGGAGAAATAATATGCCAATAAATGATGATCTTGGTAAAAGAATGAAAGAATATTATGAGCAGATTTCAAAGACAAAATTAATGCGAAGATGTCCGGTTGTATTGAGAATTGATGGTAGGGCATTTCACACATTTTGTCGATCATTTAATAAACCTTTTGATGATATTTTAGTTAAAACAATGCAGGATACAATGAAATATTTATGTGAAAATATAGAGGGTTGTGTGCTTGGATATACTCAGTCTGACGAAATATCTTTACTACTTATTGATTATAAAAAATTAGATACTGCAGCTTGGTTTGATTATGAAGTACAGAAACTTTGTTCTATATCAGCAAGTATGGCAACTTTAGCTTTTAACAAATTCTTTTATGATAATGTAGAATTTAATTTCCAGGAAGAATGGGCAAAAATTAATGAAAAAATTACTAATAAAGAAATTAGTTCTGAAGAAGCAGAGCCTATGTTTGATAAATTAGAAGACGAATATTATGATAAATACTATTCTAAGTGTAACAAAGCAATGCTTGATTCAAGATGCTTCAATATTCCGAAAGAAGAAGTAACAAATTATTTCTATTGGCGACAACTCGATGCCACACGCAATTCTATTCAAATGGTTGGACAAGCAAATTTTTCACATAAAGAATTACAGAATAAATCATGTAATGATATTCAAAATATGTTATTAACTGAAAAAGATATCAACTGGAACGATCTTATAACTTATAAAAAGCGTGGAAGCTGCTGTGTAAAAAAAGAATTTGTTCAAGATGATATTACACAAACCAAGTGGGTGGTAGATAAAAATATTCCTATCTTTAAAGGCGAAGATCGGTGCTACATTAATGATTTAGTATTCGTTGGAGAGTGATATTATAATGAAAGTATATTTTGGAAGTTTGGACCACATGGATATATATGCCTGTGCCGCAAAAAGTAAATTTACTGGAGATTATAATATAAGCATTATTCCAGATTATACTAAAATTCCTAATTGGTGTCCGTTATTAAATCAGAAAAATTATATTATGAAAGTAACAGGTGAATTATTATGAAAGATTTTCCGGAATACATTAAAAAGAATTTAGAAGAGCTTAACCAGAGATGATTTGATTTATTTACCCAGAGAGTATGATCATACATGGTCATGTATTGGAGAGACGTTGGTTGATCAGAGTAAACAACATATAAATAATGAATATGCAATTGATAAGATCCGTTGTTATTTATCTGAGCTTAATGGACTAAATCCAAGAAGTAATAGATTGGATTTAGAAATTAAGTTACGAAAAGGTGAAATTACACCAGATGAATATAGGAAAATTGTGTTAGGTGGTGATTAAAGATGCCAGTAAGTAGTGAAAAATATTATAAACCAGAAGAAGCTTTACAGGATCTACAGGTACAGGAAACGATTTTAAATGTTGCAGTTGATGTACAGGTATTGCTTAGAATTTTAGTTGATAAAGAAGTTATCACTAGAGAGGAAGTAGCAGAATATAGAAAAGAAGTTAGAAATTCACCCAAGTACAAAGTGGTAGCAGATGATATTCAAAGACAAAAAACTGGGTTTCAGGCTGCTAAAGATAATCCACAGGAATATCTGAAAGCAATACTTAAAGCTAAAATGGATGGAAAAATTAATTAAGAAAGGATAAGTTCGTAAAATGCGCGCAGCTCTTACGATGGTAAGATAGGATGAGAACTTTATTATTATTTCGTGGCGCTCCTGGAGTTGGAAAGAGCACCTATATTGAAAAGAATGGTTTAAAACCATATACGTTATGTGCAGATGATATTAGGTTACTTTGCCAGAGTCCGGTATTATCTGTAAATGGTAATACAGAAATTACACAGAGCAATGATGGTACTGTTTGGAAAACATTATTTACTCTACTAGTGGTTAGAATGCAGCGTGGAGAATTCACAGTTATAGATGCAACTAATTCCAAGACTTCTGAAATGAATAAATATAAGAAATTATGTCAGGAATATAGATACAGAATTTTTCTTGTTGATTTTACAGATGTTCCAATTGAAGAATGCAAGAAAAGAAATAGTCTTCGTGCTGCAATGAAACAGGTACCCGAAGCTATTATTGATAAGATGTATAGTAAGTTTAAGACACAGAGAATTCCGTCCGGTATTACAGTAATTAAACCGGAAGAACTTGATAAAGTGTTTATGAAAAAGATTGATTTGTCCGAATATAAAGTGATTCATCACGTAGGAGATATACATGGTTGTAATACAGCTTTACAGAAATATTTGAACGCAATTAGCGGAATCAAGGACGATCACTTCTTTATATTTTGCGGAGACTATATTGATAGAGGAATTGAAAATGCGGAAGTGGTTCAGTTTCTCTTAAGCATTAAGGACAAACCAAACGTACTTTTGCTTGAGGGCAATCACGAAATTCATCTAAGGAAATATAGTGAAGATAAGAAGTCATTCTCAAAAGAATTTGAATTATTTACAAAACCTGCATTAGATAAAGCCGGTTTCAGTAAGAAAGATCTGCGGCAGCTGTGTAGAAAATTTGCTCAGTGTGCCTATTATACATATCATGGAAATACATATCTTGTTACTCACGGTGGTCTGAGTACAATCCCACAAAATCTTACTTTTGTAGCAACTGATCAGATGATTCATGGAGTCGGTAGATATAACGATGTAGAGCAAGTTGCTGATACATTTTTCACCACTACCGATGATCATACTTATCAGATTTTTGGTCATAGAAATACTAAAGGATTTGATATTAATGTTAATCCAAGAGTATACGATCTTGAAGGGCAGGTTGAATTTGGCGGATATCTAAGATGTGTTGATATTGTTCCTGGTGGAAATACAACCTATAAGATCAAAAATGATGTATTCAGAGAGCCGGTAAGAGCAGCGAAAAAATTGAGTAGTAGTGTAGCTGATGTTCTTGTTGATTTACGTCATAACTCATACATTTCTGAAAAACAGTTTGGAAATATTTCTTCATTTAATTTCACACCTGCAGCTTTCTATGAAAAGAAATGGAATGAGCAGACTACAAAAGCAAGAGGATTATATATTGATACAGAAGAATGTAAAGTATTCTGTCGTGGATATGAGAAGTTTTTCAATGTCAATGAACGAGAAGAAACACAGATGGATGTATTGCAGCATACTTTGAAATTCCCAGTAGCTTGTTATGTAAAAGAAAATGGATTTCTTGGACTTGTTTCTTGGAATAAATATACGGACGATTTATTTATCACAAGTAAGTCTGATCCTGAAGGACCATTTGCAGAATATTTGAGAAGTATGATTTATGAGAAAATTCCAAAAGACAAGCTTGATGATATGAAAATTTATCTTAAAGAGCATGATGTGACTTTTGTGTTTGAATGCTGCGATATGAAAAACGATCCTCATATTATTGAATATCCAGAAAGTAAATTAGTGCTACTTGACATTATTTATAATACTTTGGATTTTGAGAAATATGATTATGAAGACATGGCTCATGTAGGTCGTGAGCTTGGATTAACTATTAAGAAACAAGCTTATGAGTTATCTACATGGCAGGAATTTTATGATTGGTATTTTGAAGTTTTAGAAGAAGATTATGAATACAGAGGTGATAAGATCGAAGGATTTGTAATCGAAGATGCTAATGGATATATGGTTAAGCTTAAACTTACATATTATAACTTCTGGAAATTTATGCGTGGTATTGCTCATGAGACTTTGAAGAAAGGTCATACAAGCAGGACATCATTGTTGACTACACCTGTAGCGAATGAGTTTTATGCATGGTGTAAAAAACAGTTCGAAAATGGCAAAGCTGATGAGTTACCAAGAGATATTGTTACTTTGAGAAAAATGTTTTATAAGGAGAAAGAGAATAATGTGGATTAGTAAGAAGAAATATGAAGAATTAATAAAAAGAATTAATACTATTGAGGAAAAAACTTCTAAGTTTACTCCTTATGGTCCAAAATGGTTCGACCACTGTCGTGATGATATAAATGATATTCAACGAGTTATGAAAAATAGTAAACTTGGAGAAATCACATTCAAATCAATCTTCGATAAAACATTGTTTATACCGTATGAAGAACACGATAAATCTAAAAGCTATACACTAATTTATAAAGATTTTAAGGAATATAAAATTACTGGGTTATATTTATTTGTACCTAAATTCGAAATTGATGAAAAAGATAATAATCTTATCCATGTAAAGGATAATATTAAGCAACTAGATGGAACAATAAAAGTAGAAGAGTATATTGTAGACCTACAAAATCAGACTTTTATAAGAACAAAATAATAGATAAATGAAGAAGTAAATTGTGTGGTATGATACCACAGCTGGCGAAATCACCTATATTATAGTAATTTGGCGATGATACCAAATACCATACCTATAAAACTGAAGACTAAGCTCCAGCTGTTAAATAATTCCTTTAACATAGGCAACTCCTTTCAAACATAGCAAATTGACAAGTTACTAGCTAATATTTTACGCAGGAGCTGATCCGCCCTTAACACCTGGCGGTTTCAATAGGTGATTTTAGATTCTGCTAGTCCCTTGGGTATATATCAGATACCCAAACACCTTTAGTAGGTATTGTACCACATATTTACCATATATTTCAAGGAGAAACTAATGTCAAAGGATAGTACGTTTTCAAATAATAATAAAAAAATTTTCTTTTTAGGAGATGATATAGACAACGATTCTATAGGAGAACTAACTTGGAATCTTTTACATCAGATACTAGATGATGATGAGAAAGATAAAAAGGAAAAGGATTATAAAAGAGACCCTATTAAACTTTATATAAATTCTTATGGCGGAAGTGTATATGATATGTGGGGCTTAATTGATGTTATCCAAAATAGTAAAACACCAATTTATACATATTGTACCGGTTATGCTATGAGTGCGGCGTTTCAAATATTTCTTACTGGACATAAAAGATATTGTTATAAACATTCCACATTTATGTACCATCAGCTAAGTCATGCTTTTGGAGGAAAATTTCAGGACCTTGTTGAAGATATGGAAGAGGTTAGTAGACAAAATAAGATGATTGAAGATTATGTTTTAAGCAAAACAAAATTAACAAAAGATGATCTTAGGAACATTAAAGAAAAGAAAATTGATTTCTTTATTTCATCAGATAAGGCAATTGAATATGAAATTGTAGACGAAATTTTATAACTGTAAAAACACTGTTTTACTGAGGAATATTATGACTGAATTAGAAAAACTGAAAAAAGAATTAAATTGGTATAAAGAAAATTATAATACAGTGTGCAAGATAGTATATAGAATTTCAGATAGTTTTATACCAGGATATTATACTGTTTCATCTTGTAATGGAACTCAATGTTGCCAAATTTTAGCAGATGAAATTATTAAGTTTGCATCAAAAAGAACTTTGCCAAAAAAATAAAAGGACTAAAGATTTTATGAGTGAATTAGAAGAAGATAATACAGAAGAATACGATGTAGACGAAGACTATGATTATGATTTTGAAGAATATCAAGATGCTTTAGACTATTGCGAAGAGTGTCGTATTTATGGCGATAACTATTATACTGACGAAGATGAAGATCTTATATTAAGATGTCCTAAATGCAACATGAATCCTGACAGATTGGATGATGATTATATTGACTAATAAGTATTTTCAATATCTTCGGCCAGGAGATAATTTATTGTATTGTCCTATTAAAAGTGAAGAGGTGGAAAATATGATTGATTTAAAAGAGAAGAATGTATTGTGTACAACAAAAGATGAGGCTGCTGCTATTTTAAAAGAGGCAGAAAAACAAGGATTTAGATGGTACGATGGGGATTTAGCGACTGCATACAATCCATTAATTGAACATGATGGACCTATTGTATTAACTTTTAAATATAATGGTATTAATTGGATTGGCGAAAGTGCTACAGATACTGCTAGAGATTTATTAGATACGGATCGAGAAATGACTGCCCATGAATTTCTTAACAAATTTTTAGATATGGCATATCATTGTTCTAACTGTGAAGAATGTAAAACTATTAAAGTGGATGGACGTGATTACAGATGGTGTGATAGTGATTTATGGACCAAAGATAATATTGATCAGGTTTATGAAATTGTAAAAACAGGTAATAAGCTAAAAGAAAAACCTGAACAAGCAGATATAAACAATATAAGTAATTACTTAGATGGTAAAGGTCAATTGAATATTAATGCACTGAAATTAGCAATTAAAGTATTGGAGGAAAAAATAAATGAAAAATAGAACTAAATTAAATTTTATAATTGCAACTGTCACTTATGTATGTGCAGTATTAGCTTATGTAATTGAAAAAAGAAGAATACATGAGTATGAAAAATGGGATTACGAAGATGAAGAATAAAGAGGCTGCAGTTATACTATTTTCATTTTTATTTATGATACTATTTACAGTTCTACCTATATTTATAGAAGATCCTGGGCTTCAATGGGACTTTGGACTTCTGACAGGCCTGAGCTTTGGTATATTTGTTAAATACGGAGACAAAATAGATGAATAAACGACAGAAGAAAAAAGTTGAGGACAAATTATTAATTAGGCTTAGAAAATTACATCCTGGTAAAGGTGATTTTATTTTTGTTGAGTTTGATCCTGATAAAATCGATATCGATATAGTATTAAAATATTTTGATGCAATATCGAACGCATTTAATAATATTGCAAACTTTGCTATGGTACCTGATGGAATTACTATAAAGAACATGAACAGAGATCGTATATTAAAATATATTGAAAAATTAAAGGAGTTAATTGAAAATGAGCGATAAAACGGTAGTAAAAGAAAAAAGTTGGAAAGAGTTCCAGGAAAGTGGAATGTTATGGATGGCAAATACAATTTTACAGGTGTTTGGTTGGTCTATTGTTGTTGACCAGGATAAAGATGGAAATATTATTAGCGTGTGTCCTGCTAGAGTAAAATATAGAGGATTTACACACGAGACCAATACCAAGGGGTATATTAAGACTGCCAATTACATGAAAGAGAATGCAGAAGAGATTCTGAAAGAGGCAATGCAGTAATACATAAAATATGTTTTTTATTGGAGAGAATAAATGAAAATTTTAACTAAAAAAGAACTGCTTGAAGCTCCAGCCGGTACTGTTTATGTGGGATATACACCTGAAATAACAGATGGAGAAATTAAGATTAAAGTTGAAAATAATTGTAATTTAGATTTGATTCCAGGTTTTGATTGGGTTAATAAAACCAATAAAGAAACTAATTGGTCAACTGATGATCTAAATATTCAAGCAGATTATGATGAAGGTAATTTATTCGCAGCGTTCAGCAAAGCCGAAGTTATGAAAATGATTAATTGTCTATCATGGGCATTAGCAGATTGTAAATCAGATTTCAATATGGATGAAGTATATTATCCAAGCGGAGTTATTGGATATGATCCAGATTGGACTCCAGATGAGGAATGATAATGAAAGAATATTATAAAGATGAATTCAAGAAATTAATGCAGGAGTATCCTGAAGGTGGAATTGTATTTACAGCAGTTGATGAAAGAAATCTTATGGTCACAGATGGTCCGTTTGGTGCAACAGAAGTAATTCCATACGAAGGAAAAGTATTCGATTTTGATTGGAATATTAATGAATACAGAGATGATGATTGGTTCACTGTGTATGATAACAATGATGTACTTCAAATGATTCAAACATTGACTAAAGGATTAAAAATTCCGTTAAAAGATGAAGGTTTTACATTTCTAAGCTGACAAATTCTTGTCAGAAAATCCACGTTTTATTTGAAAATTGAATATAGAAAATATAAGAAAGAAGTAACTAAAATGAAAGTGTGTTAATTTTATACATACATATAGTAAATAAAGCCACTTGGAACTTCCATGTGGCTTTGCTACATTAATTTTCTATGGTCACACAGTGTTAGAGAGATTTTTGTTTTTTCTGCATCTTTCTATTCTAAGTGCATTTTTAGAACGATTTTCCATATAAGCCGGACGAGACCTTGGTAAATATGAAAAAACTGTACTACGTGAAAAACCTGTACTTTTTGAAATTTCATCTATAGTCTTACCTTTTTCGTAAAGATCTAAAATTAGTGCTTGTGTATCATTTACGATAATTCCAGCAGTAGAAAGTGTTTTAGCAACCCTTTGCCAATTATAACCAGTAATTTTATGAATACCTGTAATAGTTTGGCATTCATTGTACGCTTCTAAAATCTTTTCAGTTGGTGTCATGATTCACGCTCCAATACTATATACATCTAAAGGCAAATGCTTTTTCAAGTTTTCCAATTATAAAAATAGCATATTTGATTCCATTGGAATCAAGTCCACTGCCAATTGGGACAGACAAAGACTGTATTTGTTCACCGTTTAAATAAAGAGTATAAGTGCCATTTCGAGAAATAAATTCACCTTTGCCTTGGAAAGCATATTTTTCTCCAATGGTAAGATGAATGTTAAAATCAGCTGCGTACCTTTCATTTTTTATATCTGTGATTTCTATAACATTATCACTTTTATTATTTGCGTCAGGATTCTCCTGTAGCTTAACAGTGAATTCTTGTTTTGTCATTATTTCCTTAACATTTTTAGCAAATGGTAAGGTACATGAGAAAATATCACGACACAATGAATCATAGTATTCTCTAGCTGTCTCCTTACGATTGTCTTTTAGTAAAGTTATAATGTCGCCTGCATAAGCGTCTTCAAACATTGATTTAATAGTGCCAAGAATTAAATTTACCTGATCGTATTCATTGGATTGAGATTGTTTCAATTCATCAAGTATTTGATTAAATCTATAGTCCATTGTTTTAATCAAAGAAGTAGCCCATGAAATTTGCTTTTCTGATCCTTTCATTCTTGCACCTCCGTCATTTTTAATAGTTATATCATACCACATATCAAATGAGATAACAACAAAGAGTTGCGGTTGTAAGTTTTAAGGGACAAAAGACAATATAAGTTAGAAGTTTTTATTAAGAAATTAAATATAAAGAAAAGAAGTTAATTAACAATGAAAATTAAAAACATTAAAGATATAGAAATATTTCTTAAAGTAGTAGATGAGTGTAAGGGTGACGTTACCTTAACATCCGTTTACGGATATAAGTTTAATCTTAAATCAAAATTGACACAGTACGTAGCAGTTTCAGCTCTGATCGGAAATCACGGTGAAGACCTGGAGTTGTGGTGTACTAGCAAAGAAGATGAAATGAAGTTTTTACAAATGTTTAAAGAAAATCCAGAAATGGTGTAAGAAAGTTTTAGAAGTGAATGATGTAATGAAATAATCAGAAAGGATAAAGGTTAGGTGCGCACTAAGGACATGTCACTTTCTGGTGAAAAATTATTAAATATATGGGATCTAAGGCAAGAATTGCAAAATATATATTGCCGATTATTCAAAAGAGATTAGTGGATTATGATATCCATACATATATAGAACCATTTGCTGGTGGCATGAATATGATTGATAAAGTGCAGTGTGATAACAAAATTGCATCTGACAACAATAAATATTTAATTGAAATATTTAGGAATTTGAGTCAAATCCAAGATCTTCCTGAATTTATAACAAAAGAGCATTATTCAGAAGTAAGAGAATGTTTTAATAAAGGACTAAATACATATCCAGACTGGTATATTGGGCAGTTGGATTTCTTGCAAGCTATAATGGTAGATTTTTTGATGGTGGGTATTCAGGTATTGTACATACAAAAGCTAATACAGAAAGAAACTATTACGATGAAGCAAAAAGAAATCTATTAGAACAAATTCATAAATTGCAAAATGTTTCGTTTCAATATGGTGATTACGAAGAACTGTATTTTGATAAAGAAGATTGTTTGTTCTACTGCGACATTCCTTATAAAGATGTAAAACAGTATGGAACAAGTAAAAACTTTAACTATGATAGGTTTTGGAATTGGGCTGAAAAAATGAGTAAAAATAATATTATTTTAGTTAGTGAACATCAAGCTCCAGATAACTGGGAGTGTATATGGTCACAAGAAGTAAAAAGAACAATTGATAATACCAAAAGAGTAAAAGCTGTAGAAAAGCTATTTGAAATAAAGGAGTAATAATGAATCAAATATCAGATATTAATACATATACGTCCAGAATGTCGAAATCATGTGATGATAAACTATTCTTTATGAATAAAATTTCAGATGTAAAAAATATTGTAGACTTTGGCTGCGCAGATGGAATATTGATCAGAGAAATGAATAAAGTTATGCCAGACGTAAAGTATATTGGGTATGATAATAATCCTGAGATGATTAGAATTGCGCAGACTAAATCTGCCGGTATTTCAAATATTAGTTTTACTGATACATTTCCAAGTAATGTCTATGGTAAAAGTTCTTTGCTTAATTTATCAAGCGTAATTCACGAAATATATTCCTATTGTAACGAAGATGAAATTTATGAATTCTGGAATAATGTATTCTTATCTGAATTTAAGTATATCTCGATTCGTGATTTATGTGTTTCAAAGAATGTTAATAGACGTACTGATATGGCAGATTATTTAAAATTGATTGAGAAAGCGGATAATAAACAGATAAAAGAGTTTCAATTAATATGGGGACTTCTTATGGATAATAGGAATTTTTTACATTTTCTTATGAAGTATAAGTATGTGGAAAATTGGGATAGAGAAGTAAAAGAGAATTATTTTCCAATTACTTTAGAAGAATTATTAAAGAAGATTCCTAGTGATTATGAAATTGTATATATTAATACATACTGCCTTCCATACACAAAATCTATGATAGAGAAAGATTTCGGAATCAGTATCAAGGATAACACGCATGTAAAACTATTGTTGAGAAAGAGAATAAATTATGAAAAATAAATGTTTTGAAAGAAAAATAAGGAAGCTCGATAGAAATAGTAAAGAAGATAGTATTTGTTTTAATTGTTCAAATCGAAAAATTGTTAATGGAATTTCGATTGATGAGTGTGGAATTAAATATGGAATAAGAGATTATTTTGCATATGGCTCAAAACAAGAAATTGTTGATTATTTAAAAGAACATAATTATAAGACACTAAATGATGTTTTAGAAGATCTTAATTAATACTAATAAACAAAAGGAGTAGTGAATATGGTTATTAAATCAATGGATCATTTTCAGAATGTATGTAAAAACAAATTTGTAGAATGGTATAACCGGAGCAGCTATGCAAATAAAGGTCCAAACGACATTCAGGAGATTGGTGTCGATGACGTATTTGTTGTTTGGATGTGCAAGACTCTACAGAATTATAAATGTGTTATAAGTACTCGTACTGCAGCAGTTTTAGCAGAATATACGTACAATGGTAATGATGGAGCCTTATACGAAGATATTTATAAGAAGATTGTGAATGCAAGTCATTCAGTAGAGTAACAATAAAATCTGGATTTTATCTGGATTAAAAGATCTGGAAAATTAGAAGTAAGCAATATCAAACAATAAAGGATGGAAAATAAAATGCAGATTACAGCGAAAAGCTATTTTAGTGGTGCAGGTGGAATGGATCTTGGAATTGAAGAAGCAGGGATCAATATTCTTGAATCATACGAAATTGATAAGAAATGTTGTGATACGTTAAGAAAAAATTTTAAGCACAAGGTTAACGAAGCTGATATTACTAAAATTACAGTTCTTGATCAGCAAGATGCAGATGTGTATATTGGAACTTTTCCATGTACAAAATATTCAACTGCTGCAGATATTAATGGCGCAAGAACCGGTGATGATTTATTTCTTCATTTCTTTAGACATATTGCATTGGCACAACCAGAAATGTATGTAGTTGAGAATGTTCCTGGAATGATTAAATTTAAAGTGGTTATGGAGGCACTGACTAAGTTACCAGATTATTATGTAAGAATCGAATGTCCTGTGAACGCAAATATGTGGCTACCACAAGAACGTAAGAGATTAATTCTTATTGGTAGCAAAAAGCCGTTTATCAATCTGGATTATCCGGACGAAACTCCCTTACGCTTGAAAGATATTATTCAAAAAGACAGTGAAGTAAATATTCCACAGTATGTATTAAATCGTATCAATGGTAATTATAGAGATAAACCAATTATTTCTGACCCTGAGTGTAATGATCTTGCACCAACATGTGTAGCGCATTATGCAAAAGATAGAGGAACTAGATTAATTAAAGACGGTAATAGAATTCGACCATATACAGTTAGAGAGTATGCAAGACTACAGGGTTTTCCAGATTGGTTTAAATTTTGTGGAAGTGATAGTGATGCTTATAGACAGATTGGTAATGCTGTTGCCGTTCCAATGGGACGCTGGGTTGGAAGTCAGATTGTAAAATATTTTAATGGAGCGAGGTAGAAAAATGGAAATTGTACAGACAAAAAATAATCATCTTTATAAAGAAGGTGGAGAAAAAGAGTATGGGTGTATATGTAAAAATTGTGGAACCAAATTTATTTTTCAGGAGCATGAGGGCTGTGTACCAAGATGTATAGATCCAAAACCAGAGCAATGTACTATTCACTGCCCAAATTGTAAACAGATTATCAGATATAGTGAGTGTACTGAACTTAAGAGTGAAGAAGATAATTTTGCATTTCATAGAGTGTGGTGATTAGTATGAAAGAAATTTTAGGTTATAATTTGGAAAAATTTTTTAGAAGAATAGAATATCCATGTGATGGCGGAATGTTTGAAAGAAATTATAAGGGTACTGATTATGAAGTTTGGGCAATGACTGATAATATATTTGATATTATTTGTGATTATTCTGAAGATGAATTTGTAAAGTTAGCCGGTAAAGATGCTTGGTGGAGATCAAGTACAGGGAGCGTTCTTGGGGTCCCAACGTCCAGAGCAATTGTAAATGGAAAACGTTTAATTTGTTGGGACGATGATTATTATTTACCTGATGAATATGAAGAAGAGCCATGCAAAGAATATAAATCGCTTACAGAATACTTATGCGATGGAATTGGTGCTTCGTTACCCAAAAATGTTGTTGCATGTGCTATGGATCTTGCGAAATATAATAATATGTCACTTGGAGAATTGTTTTCAAAGTATGAAGGATAACATATGAAATGGTTAAAATATAAGATTAAAAATTGGTTGAGAGAAGAAGTATTTAAAGAAGAACTTGGTAGTATTAAGTCAATGAAATTGCAATGTAAAAATACATTAAATGAAGTTAATGAAATGAAATCATTATATCAACAAATTACTAATATTGGTGTTGATGTAGATTGTCATGATAAGAATTCATGGGCAGTTGTCTGTATTGATGGGCATCCTGAGTATATAAAATTTGTTGACTTAAAAGGATCTGAAGCAAGAGATATTGAAAATTTTTTAAGAAGGTTTGAAAAGTCTAATGTTGTCGTAGATAGTCCATTTAGAATTAATTGTCTAAATCATATAAAAGGTTATGAATTATGGTGACGCTTATGAAGTTTATTTATATTTTTACATCTATCATCAATGTTATTGGACCAATTGCCTGTGTTGCAAATGCGGTACAGGCATATAAAAGACATAATAAATATGCTAGAAATGGTTGGTTCGTTGCAACTGTTATTTGGATAGTGTTGTTTGTATATCAGTACAAATTGAATTTTTGTATGTGATTTGAGGTAAAAAATGTATATAGAGATAAATGAAGATTTTTCAACTAAGTATAAAACATATATTATTGCGTTTTGTCCAGATACCGATCAGTTCTATATTTCTAATGAAAGACATTTCTGGTGGGAGTTTGGAAAAGAATTTTCATCAAGTAAAGAAGCAATGGAATACATAAAATCCAACAGAGAATATTTTATAAATAAAAGAAATGAATTTGCGGAAGTATGTGGTGGATTAATAAAAAATAGACAGACTATTTTTGTAGACGATGGATTAGGACTTTTATGTAAGATAGATTAAAACTGGAGGTGTAAAATATTCTATTACTTATAATTAAAATATTGGGGTTAATTTGCTCGATAATTTGTGCAGTGTATAATTTTAAGTCTAAAGATAAAAAAGACGGTTTTTGGAGCTTATGTTACACTTTTTTATGGCTATATACGATAGTTTCTTAAATTGGATAAAAGAAACATTTTATGGGAGAAAATTGGAATGAAAATAGAAGAATATAAAGAAGTGATTTATAAATCGAAAAGTTTTTTTGGATCATTGTATATTTTAGAAGATAAAGATATTTTGTTAAATTCAATTAACATATTGATGAAAGATTCTAGCCAAAAAGTGTATGATTTTTATATAACTAAAACATCTAAAGATCAATATAAAATTTTTATTCCTGATTATAGGATTATTTGTAATGATTTTCTTATCAATTATGGTGTTTTGAGAGATATTAAAAAAATCACTTTAGAAAAAGATGAATATCCAGATATAACTAAAAAAGAAGATGAAAGCTTGGAAGATTATTTTTCAAGAAAATAGAGGGGATTAAAGTATGTTGCGTTCATATTCAATGGAAATTTCTGTTATTGTAAATAATAATCTTGTTTATAGAACTTTTACTCCAATGTTTATCGATAAGATAGAATTTATTGATTTAGAAAAAGAGTATGATTGGAATAATATATCAGAGTTATTTGAAGCAAATAAAAATGAATATAAAAATTTTAAACTATTAAATACTAAAAAAGGTAAGAAATTATGTATTTATGATTGTTGTCACTTTAAGAATTTTACACTTGTTGAATGGAAAGATAATTTAAAATTGAAACTTATTTCTAAATATATAAAGCGAGATCCTTCAATCGAAGAAATATTAAAATATCCTGATGGTGACATGGCGATTAAGTACCTAGTAGAACGTGGGATGAATTGTATTACAGTGTGGTGATTATATAAAGAAAAGAATTATTACTGTAATTATAACTTGTGATTTAGAAGATAAAGAATTGATAGGCGCTTCATTGACACATGCAAAATATGTTGAAGAAAATTAAGAGAGAAATGGAAGATTATTTTATAGCACGTTAAGTAAATACGGAGGTTAAAGAAATGAAGGCAATTAATGTAGGAGATAATACATACGATATTTTTGATGACTCTATGCAGGTTTATAGTCAACTTCCTGCGCAAGCATATGTTGTAAGATACTCTATAGGAAGAGGATTTTATCTTGAGAAATATAATGAGATGGAAGTAAATGAGTCAAAAATCTATGGTGTACATCTTAGTAAAATCAATAAGGTAATGAATATGTTCAGATCTCAGGAACGTAACCTTGGAATTATTTTGAGTGGTAACAAAGGAATTGGGAAATCATTATTTGCAAGACTATTATCAAACGAAGTAATTAAAAATAATATACCGGTTATTATAGTCGATACATATATTCAGGGAATTGCATCTTATATTGAAAGCATTCAGCAGGAAGTAATGGTTCTTTTTGATGAATTTGATAAGACATTTGGAGAAGTGAGATCAAAGGATGGAGAAGCGTCACCTCAGACTAGCTTATTATCTTTATTTGATGGACTCTCATCTGGGAAGAAATTATTTGTGATTACATGTAATGATTTAAATAAGTTAAACGAATATCTTATTAATCGTCCTGGTAGATTTCATTATCATTTTCGTTTTGATTATCCGTCCGCAGCTGAAATTAGAGAGTACTTAAAAGATAAAATTAAAGAAGAGTATTATGAAGAAATTGATTCAGTTGTTTCTTTTTCAAATAAAGTTAGTCTAAATTTTGATTGTTTAAGAGCTATTGCAACAGAACTTAATACTGGTTTAACATTTTCTGAAGCTATTAAAGATTTAAATATCATTAATACTGAAACAAAAAAATATAATCTTATTCTTAAATTCAAAAATGGATATTCAGTCAGATCAAAAGGTGTTGGACTTGATATGTTTTGTGACAGTGAGGAAGTAACTATTTATATGTATGATAATAAAGGTAATAATAAAATTGATATAGATTTTAATCCAAGTGATGCATATTTTGACATGATTAAAGCAACGAATATTGTAGCGGCCGAAAACATTTCTGTTAATTATTATTTTGATGAAGAGGATGAAGAAGAAAAAACTCTTATGGATGAATTAAAAAAATGTGGAGTTGACTATCTTATGATTAACAGAAAGGATGGAGAAAATATACATTATCGTATTTAAGAGGTGATTATAAATTATGAAGATTGCATTAACAGGGCATAGACCAGAAAGACTCGGATTACCTGAAGATGAGCTTGATTATGAATGGTATACAATTAATTACTGGATTCAAACTACATATAAACAGCTGCATGATATAGATTCTGATATAGAAGTATTATGTGGAATGGCATCCGGATCTGATATTAGATTCGGAATGTCACTAGCTTTTATTAATGAAGTAAAACTACATTGTGTGCTCCCATGTAAAGAATATAATTCGAATCATAAATATTATGCAACTTTAAAGAATGTTGCGAATAAATGGACGGAATTATCAGAAGAGTTTTATAGAGGTTGTGATAATGCTAGAGATCAATATATGGTAGACAATTGTGACGTACTGCTTGCAATATGGGATGGAAATAAATCTGGCGGTGTATGGTCCACGATTCGAAAAGCAAAGAAAGCATGTAAGAAAATTATTTATTGTCCACAGGAGATTGTGACAAAATATCAGGAGAAAATAATATGAGTGTTGGAGTAACAGGTGTTAATCAAAAAGAAGAGTTACATAAACAATTAAAGACTATTTCAGAAGCACTTGATAAGCAAACTGAGAAGAAAGTATCAAAGATGCGTCCTGTTATAGATTTTAATGGAAATGAAATATATAAACGTGGAGAATGTCCTGTATGTGGTTTTGAATTTAGCTGCTCTAATAACATGAAATACTGCTTTTATTGTGGACAGAAACTTGATTGGGGTGAGGATACAAAATGTTAATTCCAACGGTACCGGTTAAAGAATTTAAAAAATTTGGTTTCAAAAAATGTGTAGGAGAGTATGGAAAATCAGAATGTTATTACCTTTGTGTCGCCAGAGGAACCAAAATGCTTTTCGTGAGTAATAAATATTTTGATGTAAATGCTTGGAGAGACGATGATCCGAGGATTCATAAAAAACCAAATTGCAGATACAGAGATAAAAGAACATATCTGGATATTATTTATGAATTGATTAAAGCTGGAATGTTAAAGAGTAAGTTTGATAAGGAGAGCACAAAATGTTAATTAGAAGTCAAGATAAAGCATTTTTATTAAATTTTAATAATTTAACTGCAATTTACGTGGAAAAAATTAATAAAGATTTTGCTATTGTATATAACGATTTTGAAGACGCGTATACACTTGGAAAATATTCTACAGAAGCAAAAGCCATAAAAGCGCTTGATATGATACAGAAAAGATATGTCGATTATAAAACAACACATACTGTTACAAACTGTCTTGCAACAATGTCACTTTTCATTAATGAATCAAACGATATAGATAAAATATATACGAAAGCACAAAATGTTTTAAAAGAAACTGTAGTATTCCAGATGCCAAATGATAATGAGGTAAAGGTATGAGACTGATAGATGCAGACTTATTAATCGAAGAAATGTCAAAATGGTACTGGGATAAAGAAAGGCAGAAAGCTACGGAAGAAGATATAAGTCCAATGGACTTGTTTACACATCTTGCAATTACAACTGTTCAGAAACAGCCTACAGCCTATGATGTTAATAGAATTGTTGAGCAGCTAGAAGAAACAAAGGGTATATATTCCGAACTGTCACTTATATTTAGAGATAATACTGAGATAAAAAAATACATAGGTATGGAACAGGCAATTGCATTAGCACTTGAAATCGTGAAAGGCGGTGGAGTTGAATGAGAGAAATTCTTTTCAAGGCAAAGCGGAAAGATGACGGCAAATGGATTGAGGGATATTATCAGAAAAGATATGACCTTTTAGGCAATGAAGAACATTTAATCTTCCATGCTGATAGTTATAAAGTGTGGGAATATGCGGAAATTGTTCCAGAAACCCTCTGCCAGTTCACAGGTCTGACTGGCAAAAACGGAAACAAGATTTGGGAAAATGATATTATCAAATATCATTTCGGAGAAATCTATGCTCCAATCAAATATGGATATTATCAAAATTGTTTTGATTCTCAGAAAACAGAACATGTCGGATTCTATGTAGATTGGATGGGCAGCAAATGCCTTAGAAAAGATTTAGGATATTGGATTGACATGGTATACGCTATGCCAGTTGGGAACATTTTTGATAATCCAGAATTTTTTGAACCTTAAAAATGCGATTGCAGAGTATGAAAAAGAAAATTTTGTGGAAGTAGACGAATCATGGAAAGCTCATTTTATGAGAAGATTTCAAGAGGTGAAGTAGATGGAGAGATTAACACTTGATGAAGCTATTAAACACGCAAAAGAAGTAGCAGATATGAATTATAATGACGCAGAAAAATTTGACTCAAATGATTCTGTAGAAAATTATATGAAGGCTAATTGTATAAAATGTGCAGAAGAACATGAGCAACTTGCGGAGTGGCTTGAAGAATTAAAATCTTACAAAGACTTGGAAGAACAGGGCTTGCTTGTGAGATTGCCGTGTAAGGTTGGAGATACAATGTATGATATTGTAGGAAAACCTCTTAGAATTGTAGAACACAAAGTGGATGCTTTTCATATTGATAAAAAAGGCTTTCATTTACAAATTATTAACGGAGTTTTAGAAAAGAAGCAAGAAGCAAAGGTTTATTTTTCTCGTGAAGAAGCTGAGAAGAAATTGGAGAAGATGAAGAATGAAATTTAAAGAATTTGTAAACTGGTGCAATGAAAGAGCATGTGACGGATGCTGGGGAACACTGACAGCTATGGCGTGTATTGATTCAATAGGTGAAGTTAAAAAAGTTCCGTTTTGGAAAAGAGAGAAATTTTGGAAAGAAAATTATGAGCAGCAGGTATTGGAAGAGATTATTAATCCGATAGAGAAGAAGTTAGAGGAGATGAAGAAAAATGTTAAGAATAACGCTAGATGAAGCAATTGCTTACGAAGAAGAAATAGTGGAAAGAGCACGTAGCGCTATGAATTTTGAGTCAGTTGATTCTATTGATAATGATATAAAATCAAATTGTAAAATAATAGAGATACAACATTGGCAACTCATTAAATGGCTGAAAGAACTAAAGTTATATAGAGAGGCAGAAGAAAAAGGGTTAATTAAGCTAACTTCAAATATTGATAATTTTATATACTGTCCGTATTGTGGAAGAAAATTAGAAAGAAATGAGAAAAATAATGAATAATAATACAGTAAGTAAGGTAGCAGCATGGGTTGGCACTGCAATAGCAGTATCTGTAGCGTTATATTTTACAAAAAATCCAATTTGTTTATGGGCATTTGCATTTCCAATGATTGCTATGGGAGTATAGAATAAACTTTTTATTTGGAGATAAAGTATGGAAGAATTGAAGAATGAAAAAAAACGTTTTGTTGATAAAATTTATATAATAACTGATGAAATGGATTCGTATAGTGGAAACACTGATGTCATTGGATGGTACGACTCTAATGGAAGAAAATATTACAATCCTGATGAAATTAAGGAACTATACGAAAATGGAGAGACAGAAAATGTATTTATAGATTCTAGTGGCAAACTAAATATGAGACAAACTTGGTTGGTTTTTAGAGTTGCTTTTACAGTTCAATGCGGCATTCCGTTTGGAAATTATGATAAATATCCTAATCTATTAGAATACGCTAAGAAAGTTGGAATTGTTGCTAATAATCCAAGACCAATTAAAATGCTTGCAGGTATTAAAACTGTAAATGAGTATTATGGGGAATATGGTGAAGGTCCAACAGGCACATATAAAATTACATACAAAATAAATGATGATGTTGTTTCTTCATTCAACCAGGAATATCTGACTAAGATTGCAAATGGATTTATTAATAGAATCACTCAAGATAATAGCTTAATTTCTATATGCAATAAATGCGAATATTATGAGTGGACTCATACAATATATATCTATGGGGTGTCTGAAAAAGACATGGAAAAATCAGAACTAATTAGAGAGTTCAAAGTTTTTGATATGGAATTGTTGATGTTAAAATCAAATAATTTTACAACTATTATGAATGCTTGTAAAATGGCTTGTCGTGATCAAGGGCAGTATCATTGGATAAAAGAAAAAGGTACTGAGAATGACGAGAAGAAATCTAATTATTATTGGTATGATAAAACTGGAAAGAAAGAAGAAAAATGAAGAATAAGGATAGAATCAAATATACATCAGATCATAGAAAAGCTTTTAGAAAAATTGAGAAACAGTTATTGGGATATAATACTTTTAGAAGCTTATTTCATGATTTAGATAAAATGTTCTTATATATGTTTTTTGATTATAAGAAAGTACGCTATTGGCACAGGCTCCATATGCCTCATCATAATGTTAAAGCAAAAACACATTCTGATTTTATACAAATGGTAATTGACTGGGAGTGTGCAAGATATACAAAACCAGACAAGCCATTAAATGCTAGAGAGACGTTAGCAAAATTTTATCCAGAATTAACAGATAAGGTATTGCCGGTAATTGAAGAACTTGGATTGTAAAGGAGAATATATGAGTACAAATTTAATTATCAAAGATCGAGGTACCGGAAAGAGTGCACAGTTACTTTATACAAGCGCAACAACTCAATATCCTATATTAACCAAAACAAAAGATAGGGCTGTTAATTTGCTAAAAATGGCTGAAGACTTAGACTTGTGTATTCCGGTACCGTTAACTGAGAATGACATTGAATCAATAAGATTTAAATTACCTGAAAATATCCTTGTAGACGAGGTATATGATCTAATCGGTACTGCCCTTAATTATTACCTTGGAACACATGTTGTGGCAGTAACACTAACAGATAAACTTAAGGAGAGATACGGTAAAAAATGATTATAGCAGCTGCAGTTAAATTTTATATTGAGAAAACTGATCAAGAGGTTATCCTATGTGGATTGAGACACGATGCTCCATTTAGACAATTGGCAGCACTTGGTTTTGAACCAAAAATAGGATACAAAGAACTTGAACAAGGATTTATAACAACTGATGGAGAATTTCTGAATAGAGAACAGGCTTATTATCATGCTGTGAGTTGTAGGCAGATCAAACCTGATGACGGACCGGCTTGGCTCATTTCAGAAATGTTGTGGTAAAATTTAGTTTTTATGGAGATTAAAATGTGGAATAGATTTGATTTAAAACAATGGAATAAATATCTTACATATAATCAAAATTTGAATAATGGTATAAATCTTCCGGAAAAGGATATCCCTGTCCTTATCCACAATTTTGATAACTGCAAATACTATGTAGGAAGATTTTTACAAGATATAAATGGCGAACTCAAATTGCATTCTTGTGAGACAGGAAATGAATTTTATTGTTTTTATGTAGAATGGCAATATTTTGATATTGCATGATTGAAAAATATTTTTAAAATGGCAATTTAATGACTTAAATTAATTTTTACGGAGATGGATTAGAATGGCAGAAGAAAAGAAAGATGTTTATGTTATAACAGATAATACCGAAGCTTATGAAGATTATGAAAATTTAACATTAGTTAAACTAGAAAAACAACAAGTTAATGCAATTAAATGGCTCTTAGATCGTTTTAATATTGATATTAATGTAGAGTCAATTGATAAATACAAATGTGAGGAACCATAAATTATGAAACAAAAGATTGATTTTATCTTGGAAGAAGATGATTATCCAGGCGAAGAAACAAGATTACTCTTCAGATTTTATCCGAGGAAATCACGCTGTTATGGTAAATATTCAAAACCACCAAAGTCTTGGGATGAAGTTTATGAAGTGGATTATGTATGGTCTATCTTTAGTCAGTATAAAGATGAAGGACCAAATTGGATGATGAACGCAAGATATTTTGAATGTCTTGGAGATGAAAATTCAATTATTGGACTAATTGCAGAATTTTGTAATATTTTGGCTGATGGTAAAGAAGAGTATATATGGGAAGATGCTGATGGAAAAACACATATAACTCCAATATTAGATCATGAGCATATTACTTTTGGAGATGGAGTAAATTGGGTTATTCATAAATATAGAAAAACAGATTATTATGAATTTTCTTTATGGGACTTTGATAATACAGGGTACAGATTTACTTTATCGGCAGATAGATTAAAAAGTTTCGGAAAATATTTAAGGAGATGTTGTGATTATATGTTACGACACGCATTAACAAACGAAGTATAGAAATTTTAAGGAGAATACAATGATACATTATAAAATTGATAAATATACTATTGGCGGTGCGCTTCAATATTATACTCATAAAATTTTTGAAGAGGCAGGATTGCAATATAGAGAAGATGAAATTAAGGACGGAGATGTTTTTGCATTTGCTTATTTAGAAGATGAAAGGGCGACCAATTTCTTCTGTAAACCAGTAAAAGGTAGAATAGTTGATTTTATGTTTTATGAATATAAAAAGAATGGTGAATTAAAGAAAAATGGTGTTAGCTGCTATGCGAGGATTTATGCTGATACATATGAAGATGCGGTAAAAGGCTTTAATATCCTTATTCAGAATAGACTTAAGCGATTAAAAGAAGAAATTAATAGAGTAGAGAATTTATTGATCGCATAAAAATTTAGTTTGATTGGAGAAATTTATGTTCAGTACAATTATAGCTATTATTGGTATTATGGTTTTTACCATTTTAATAATTTTTCTTATATGTTTAATGCTGCAAGAAAAAATTGAAAAAAGTATATATAAAATTCCTTTTATTACTAAAAAAGTAGAATGTTACAAAATTAATAAACGTATAAAGGATGTATTTAATAGTGCTGTTTATGACCAAAATAGAAGAATATCTATGGCAATGATGGAAGGTAAAAAACATACAACATTTATATTTGCAAACGATGAATATTATTTTAATCCATGGAATACGTATAAGAAGCAATATAGACAAATTTTGCTTGACATGGGAATGAAATATTACAAAAGATACAAAATAGATGGAGATAAAATCTCCTGGGATTAATTCTTATAGCTGCGATTCCGCAGTTAATTTCCAGAATAAATAAAAATTGAATAGGGAAGAAGGTATTGTAGATGAAATATTTCATTATTTTAATCAGTATGATTTTTTGTCATATAGTGGATGACTATTATCTTCAAGGATGGTTAGCGTCTGCGAAACAAAAATCGTGGTGGGAGAAAAATGCTCCAGATGATTTATATAAGCATGATTATATGATGGCGTTATTTATGCATAGTTTTAGTTGGACATTTATGATGATGCTTGCGCCAACCTTGTATGTAATTATATTTGGTGGACATTATTATCCGTTAGTGTTTGTGCTTAATATAATAATTCACATGATCACTGATAATATGAAAGCCAATAAGAAAGAGATTAATTTGATTCAGGATCAGTTAATTCATTTAGCACAAATTGCTGCAACATTTTTGGTTTTATTTTGGAAGTAGGTAATGAATGGATAGAGCAGAAAGACGTAAGGAAACTTTTCGAGTAATTAGGCAGAGAAAAAGGAAGTTAAAAGCATACCAACATAATTCAGATGATTCTTTATGTGATGGGAAATTAAAAAACAATAATGAGATGAATGCATTTCGTTATACAAAGAAAAAAACCAATTGGAAAAAGCGACATGCAAATTGGAGAACAAATTTTGGATATGGTGTTGGTATGGATTGGAAAAAGCATGATAAACAACAATTAGATGACATGGATCATCAAGAGGAGGAATGGAAAAATGAGCAATAAAAGAAATAGTAGCAGTTCAAGTGGAATTGGAATTCTAGGTGTTTTACAAATTGTGTTTCTGGTACTTAAGCTTACCGGATTAATCACATGGTCATGGGCAGTTGTTTTAATTCCACTGTGGATTAGTTTAGGAATTCTTGTAATTTTCTTGATATGTGTATTTGTAGTAGCATTGCATTATAAATGGAAAAAATAGAAGCTTGGTTTTATGAGTATTAATACTCTTAAAATAAAAGATGGACTGTATAACAACTACAGCCCATCAAAAAGAAGGAACATATGTTTAATTAAGATAGCATTATTTTGGGATATTAATATTGATATCTTTAGACATCATTTTTGCTATTGATTCTACTTGTTCGTCAGATAAGTTGGATTCAGTGACTTTTCGTACTAAATAGCACTTTCCGACTATAGAAGTAATATGACAGATAGCATAAATGATAGTAATTCCAAAGCTACCAGATAATAAGATCTTTATCATAAGGTCTATCCTTTCATAATCATATGTTAAACGTGCTTTAAGCACTTCCACAGGTTCTACACCAGGATATAGTGACGTGCAACGCTCCTGGTGTGGTATCCATGGAACTACTAATATCTTAATTGATAACTGTAATACAATTCTCTTGAAAAATCAATAAAGGAGTATACAAATGACGGTAAAAACTGTAAAAGAATTAATTGATGTTCTGAAAAATTATCCTCAGAACATGCGTGTTGCATCTGCGTGTCTTCCATTTGATGATTTAGAAGTTAATTTGCGTCATTATGAGAGCGATAATTATAAAGTAGAAGAATTTGATTTTATAGCAATTGATTAGTTTTAAAAAGGAGAATATATATGACAAAAGCAGAATTAATTTTCTATGAAATGACAGATAGAGAAATTTTCAGTAGAGCTAAAACAGTTTATGAGAAGTTAGGAATGAGTGAAAAAGGACTTCTCTCAGTTATGCGTCCAACGATGGGTGCTGTAACAATTCTTTCAGTGGATCTCACAAATAAGATCAGAGATGCTGTAAGTATGCAGTATGACGATTTTCTTGCAGATGACTATATTGAAAGAGCAAAGAAAATTCAGAATGAAATGAAAGAAAAGAGAGAAGAAAGTATTAAGGAGCAGAAAGTAAGTAATTCATATATTGATAAATTCAATAAAGAGGTACAGGACTCAGACAATGATTTTGAGAGAGAATGTACTAAAGAAATTATCAGACTTATAAAATTACTTCCTGATAAATCTGCCAAGAAACTCATTAAAAAATATTTTGAATAAAAAATAAGGAGAAAAAATTATGAAGATGTATGATCCGGAAATCTGGAAAAATGAGAACAATGGATATGAGGAACTTATTGAAAACATTAAGAAAACTTTTGCATCAAAATTAAAAGACAATGTAAAAACACCATTGTTTAGAACAAGCGTATCTGACTTATTTGACACATTTCTTTACTATCTTCCAGATGCTTGCAAACAGGAATATACATGTAGAGCTTGTAAACACTTTGTAGATCGATTTGGTGGACTTGTATTTATTAAAGAAGATGGAACAACTGAGTCTGCTATTTGGAATGTTGAAAATATTCCTGGAATGTTTATTGAGCCAATTACACAGATGAAAGAGATTGTTGAATCTACACAGGTCCAGGATATATTCGTATCAGACTATGTGGATCTTGGAACATATGATACTAATGGATTCCATCATTTTTCTGTAAAACTTCCAAGAGTAATGATCAATACATCAAGAGTAAAAAATGCATCACAGGTATCTGCTGAGAAAGCTGAAGATTATGGAATGCTGAAAAGAGCACTTGAGAAGTATTCCATGTCACAGATTGATCAGGCACTTAATTTATTAGAATCCGGAAGTTTATATAGAGGTAGCAGCTATGTAGCAATGTGTAAATGGTTTAAGGAAACAAAAGAGAAGATTGCTTCTATCAATGATCAGCCACAGCACACCAATATGATTTGGAAATATGCTGCTACAGCTCCAAATGGATTTACTCATATTTCCGGAAGTATGTTAGGTACATTACTTGATTATATTGTAGATGGAGATGACTTTGATACAATCAAACGAAAATTTGAGACAAATATGAGTGCCGAGAATTATAGACGTTCACAGTCTGCACCTACTCAGAGAGCTGTTGAAAGTGCTGAAAAACTTATTGAAAAACTTGGTCTTGCAGATTCACTTAGAAGAAGATATGCAAAACTGGATGAGCTTCCTGAGAATGAATTTATTTGGAAGAGTAAAACTGAAAAGAAAGATGAAGTAAAGACTGGAGTATTTTCAGGAGTTCAGACTAAAGCTGTAGATAGTAATGAAACAAAATCTGTAATTCCACAGGTAACTATGACATGGGATAAATTCAGAAAAACAATTCTTCCTACCGCAGATAAATTGGAAGTAAAGGTTGATGGAACAACTCATCTTATGGGAATGGTAACAGCTGCGGTTCCGGAATCTGAAAATATTATGAACTGGGATAATCCATTTTCTTGGTATTACCAGAGTGGTATTGATTCTATAATCCGTGAGAGACTTGAAGAGAAAGGTGCAAAATATGAAGGTTGCGAGATTAGATGCTCTCTAATCTGGAATACACGTACCGACCTTGATGTGCATTGCATTTGTCCTGATGGAGTAGAAATTTATTTTGGTCATAAAAATCATGGATATGGTTCATTGGATGTTGATGCAAATGTTAATGGCGAAACAGTAACACCTGTCGAGAATATTCGTTGGGCAACTGGTACTGCTCCAGAGGGACGTTATAAATTCTTTGTCAATAACTATACAAATAGAGCAACCCAGAATCCATATAAATTAGAGCTTGAAGTAAATGGAAAAATTTATACTTATAATGGAAATCTTATAAGCGATGGTTCTAGAAGAAATACAGACGTAGTATTTGAATTTGATTATAAGCATGGAGAAGATCCTAAGTTTACTGCAAATTCTAAAAAGACAGAAACTAAAGAAACTTGGGGAATCAGCAACGGATTCTCAGAAGTTGTTGCAATTATTCCGTCTCCAAACATGTGGGGAGAAAATCCATATAAACGATCTGGTGAACACACTTTCTTCTTATTGAAAGACTGTAAAGATATGACAGGCGGAGTTGGACGTGGTTTCTTTGCTGAGATGCTTAAAGGTGATCTACAGGAAATTAGGAAAACACTTGAAGCGTATACTGCGTCAACACCTATTGAGGGCGAAGATGAAGCAAGTGCTTGTGGTGTTGGTTATAGTAAAGATAAAGAATGGAATCTGGTTATTAAGGTAACTACTGGAAATACTGTGAAAATGATTAAAGTAGATAGGTTTGATTAATATGACGATTGAAGAAATTAAGAAAAAGGTAGCTGGTCCGGACTATGATTTTCTGAGAAATAATGAACACCTTGGCTCCAACATTATTTTGTTGGGGCTAGGTGGAAGCTATGCATATGGACTGGAAAATCCAAATTCTGATGTTGACATTCGTGGAATTGCTTTAAATTCAAAAGAGGAAGTATTACTTGGACAGGATTTTGATAATGTACGAAACAATGTACTTGATGTTGAAATTAAATCATTGAAAAAGTATGTATATCTTTTAACTAAAGCTGATCCTGGTACATGCGAGTTATTAGGACTTAGAAATGAGCATTATTTATACATGTCTCCAATTGGCAAAGAACTATATGAAAATAGGCGTTTATTTATGTCTCAGCTCTGTGTACATACGTTTACTCAATACTCACGATCTCAGATTCGTAAAATGCAAAATAAATCTGCAAATGCATCTGATCAAGAGCAGAAAGAAAAGCATATCTTACAAAGTATTGAAGCTGTAAATCAATGGGAAAAAGAAAAATATTCTCCATATGACGACAATAGTATCAATTTGTATATTGATGATTCTGTTAGACCAGAATTTAATAAAGAAATTTATATGGATATTGATTTCAGACATTATCCATTAAGAGATTGGTGCAATCTTTGGAATCAGATGAAAACAGTATGCAGTAGTTATGATAAAAACAATAAACGTAATAATTATGCTGTAACTCATGGGAAAATTTCTAAGCATATGAGTCATCTTTTAAGAGTTTATGACATGGGAATTGAATTATTAACCACAGGAGAATATTGCACATATAGAGAAGATAAGACAGAAAGAGAAGAACTACTTGCTGTTAAGCGTGGTGATTTCACTGACGGAATTACTATCAAAAAGGAATTTTATGATCTTCTTGATCAAAGAGAAGAAAAGCTTCAGGAAGTTATAAAGCAGACAAAACTTCCAGAGAAGCCGAATTATAAGAAAATCAATGAGTTTGTTATGTCTGTAAACGAAAGAATTGTGAAAGGAGAAATTTAATTTTGTACGGTTTAAAAAGTAGTGAAGTAGAAAAGCAAAGAGAAAAGTATGGTAGTAATAAACTGCCAGAGAAAAAGCTGAAAACAGGGTTTCAGTTCTTTATGGAAACATTTGAAGGTCACATAAATCAGATTCTTTTAGCAATGATGATTGTATTTACAGTTATTGCAGTGTTTGGACAGGGATCTTATTCAGAACCGATTGGTGTTGCAGTAGTATTATTAGCAATCGCATTGTTAGGAATGAACACCGGACTGAAAAGCCAGAAAAGTGCAAAAGAATTGAAAGACAGAACTTCGATTCATTATTGTAATGTAATCCGTGATGGAAAGGTTGAGCATATCAACTCAAATGATTTGGTTGTCGGTGATCTGGTTATCATTCAGTCCGGAGAAGCCATTCATGCAGACGGTTATCTGGTAGAAGGAAATGTAAAAGTTGACAACTCTGTATTAAATGGAGAATCAGAACCTTGTAAAAAAACAGCATGGGATAAAGAAGATTCGCCTATCGCATTTGGCGGTCAGAGAAAAGCGGATTCAAGTGATTATACAAATTCTTACGCACTGTTTTCCGGAACAACGGTAACAGACGGTGAAGGAAAGATGATCGTAACTAATGTTGGTGTTGATACAGTAAACGGTCAGACAATTTCCACAATTGATGAAATTGAAGAAACAAAGACATCGTTAGAGATTCAGTTAGATGATCTTGCTGGACAGATTAGTAAATTTGGATATATTGGAGCAACTATCATCGTTGTTGCACTGATTGTAACGAACATCATTCAGATTGGTGGTATTGCTGAATACCTTAATATTGGGTGGATTGGTATTTTAAAAAATGTCCTTACAATAGCAGTTACGGCACTTACAATTATTGTTGCAGCAGTTCCAGAAGGACTTCCGCTGATTATTAACCTTATTACAGCACAAAATGCAAAAGTAATGATTAAACACAATGTTCTAGCTAAACACACTAACAAGATTCCAGAAGCAGGTAATATTCAGTTGCTTTGCACAGATAAGACAGGAACTCTTACTGTAGGTAAACTTGTGCCGGTTGAAAATGTGATGGGTGATGGAAAATCTATTACAGAAGATGAAAATACATATAATTTGTTTAAATATAATGTCATCTTAAATAGTAGCGCAATGTTTGATGAAAATAATAAAATTGTTGGTGGAAATGCCACAGAGAGAGCATTACTTTCTTTAGTTAATGCAGATGAATATAAGAAAATCACTAACTCTGCAACTATTGTAAGCAAGAAGAGTTTTAATAGCGCAAATAAATTTAGTGCTGTTGAAACAGAATATAACGGTGAGACATTTACATATTATAAAGGTGCTCCAGAGAGATTAATTGATGCAGCAACAAAATGCGTGACTTTAAACGGTCTTGAGACTATTGATAAAGATAAACTTAAAATGATTGTAAGATCGTATACTGTTAAAGCAATGAGAGTGATTGCTACTGGTTATAGTTCTTCTAAGCTTCCAGAAGAGGGATTCCCAAATGATCTTATTATTACATCTTTAATTGCAATTCGTGATGATGTACGTCCAGAAGTACCAGAGGCAGTTGAAAGAATGCACGATGCAGGAGTCCAAGTAATGATGGTAACTGGTGACGTTATCGACACAGCTAAAGCTATCGCAAAAGATGCTGGATTGATCACAAGCGAATCTGATATTGCAATGTCAGCTATTGACTTTGATGCATTGTCAGACGAAGAGGCAAAAGAAAAACTTCCTTATATTAAAGTTATTGCTAGAGCAACACCAAACACTAAACTTAGAATTGTACGTTTAGCTCAAGAACTTGGTTTATGTGTTGGTATGACAGGAGATGGGACTAACGATGCACCAGCGCTGAAAGCTGCAGATGTTGGATTTTCAATGGGATCTGGAACAGATGTATGTAAAGAGGCTGGCGACATTATTATCACAGATGATAACTTCGTATCTATTACAGATGCGGTTCTTCTTGGAAGAACATTCATGCATAATGTTATGAAGTTCTTGAAATTTCAGTTACCAATCAATGTTGGTCTAGTACTTCTCAGTATCTTATATCCAATTATTATGTCTGTGGAAGCAGTCGCAGCAGTACAGATTCTTGTAATTAACATTGTTATGGATTCTCTTAATTCCCTTTCCTTTGGTGGAGAACCGGCGAAAGATGAATATATGAAAGAAAAGCCTATTCCGAAAGGATCAAAACTTCTTTCAAAAGAAACTATCGGTCAGATTGCAGTATCAGTTGTGGCATTTATTGGAATTTTCGGTATTACACTGTTGCCGCCGGTACAGAAAATTTTCGGAAATAATGAGTCTGTTTATGCAACAGCTAGATTTGCACTTCTTGTTATGATGGCAACATTTAATGGATTTAACATCAGAACCGATGGATTCAATTTATTTAAAGGAATAAGAAAGAATAAGCTCTTTGTTGAAATTGCAGTAGCAATTTTTGCTTTAACATTTGTTTTGGCACAGTTTGGTGGAGATATTATGGGATGTACAGCAATGACGCTTATGCAGTGGGGTGTAACAGTTGTTTTGGCATTTATGATTATCCCAATTGATTTAGTACGAAAAGCTGTTATAAAAATTAAAAGAAAGTAGAAGTAATGTATATGGATAAAGAATATAAAATTGTTGAAAATATAACTTTAGTTTGTTATTCAATTGGTTTGATACTTGTATGTATAACAAAATTTGTTCCATTTATATTTTTTACCTTATTAACATACCCTATATCATTAAAAATATTAAAAAAATAAAAGGAGAAAAAACTATGGGATTTTTTGGAAAATTGTTTGGTAAGAAAGATGATGTAGAAGAGGTGGCGGTCTCAACCGCTGCTAAATCTACAGAAAAAACTGAAACACAAGCTACTTTTACAATTGATATGTCTAAAGAGCATTTAAATAATGTTCTAATTGATATGTCCAAGGGTAGCAAGATTGATATGACTAAACATACCGCTAGAGTCGCATTAGCTATGGACTATTCAGGCAGTATGGATTGGCTTTTTGATAATGGTTCTGTACAGAAAACTGTATCAAGACTTCTTCCAATCGCTCTTAGATTTGATGATAATGGCGAACTTGAGAGCTGGTTATTCTCAAATGGATGCAAACGTTTAAAGGCTGTTACAGAGAGTAATTATTCAAATTACGTAAAAAAGGTTATGAAAAAGTCTGGTATGTATATGGGTGAAACAGAATACGCACCTGTATTGGATGAAGTTGTTACATATTATAAAGACATTGAGCCAAGTGAGATTCCTGCGTTTGTAATTTTTATTACAGATGGTGACAACTCCGATCATGGAGCAACAGACAAGATTGTACGTGAGCTTTCTAAGTATAACATTTTCGTGCAGTTTATCGGAATTGGTGACGACAATTTCAGTTACCTCAAAAAACTTGACAAACTTGATGGAAGAGAGGCAGACAATACAGGTTTCACTTCTGTAGAAGATATGGATAAGATGACAGATGAAGAACTTTATACAGAGATTCTTCGTCAGTACAAAGATTGGCTGAATAATAAATAATTTCAAAAGAGGAGAATAAAACTATGGAAGTTATTAATATGAACAAAACGCCAAAAATTAATATGGCGAAAGAAAATGGTGAGAGTGTAAGTAAACTTTTTGTTGGACTTAGATGGGATAAAAATAGATTTTCTAATGAAAAGGAAGCAGATCTTGATGTTGTAGGATTCCTTACAGATGAAAATAGAAAATGTAAATTCCCAAGTGATCTTGTAAACCACCAGAATACAGATAATTATGGCACAACTTGGGATTGGTGTGAATTATCTGAGGATAATATGGACGGAGATGATTCAAAGGGAATTACATTTTCTGGTGAGCATTATGACGAGTATATGATTATTGACACTGATAAAATTCCGGCTGATAGATCAGATTTTTATATCTGCATGACAATTTATCGCGCAATACAGAGACTACAGAGATTCGATATGATTGATAATGTACAAATGCACATTTATGATTATAATGCTCCAGATAAATTTAAAGCAACATTTGATCTTTCTGAAGATGAGAAGTTTTCAAGTCTTAATGCAGTAGAATTAGGAAGATTATATAGATATAACGGTAAATTCAAATTTCAGGCACTTGGAAGAGGATATATTAATGGAGCTTCAGAACTTTTTAAAACATTTGGATTTAACATTGATGAGGGAAAAGACTTGGAACTGAAACATTACGTGGACAGATATGAAGAATTTTATTATAATCCAGAGACTGGAGAATGCTATGAAGATCCAGACGGAAAACGTAAAATTGAAGGAAAGGTATTTAGAGGATAATTATGAAAATTACATTCGGTGCAGTTTTATTAGTTATTGTCGTATTAGCAATTTTATTTTTCTTCTTGAGAACAAAAACAGGTAAAAGATTAAAGCTTAGAGCGTCCGGAACGGCTGCAGAAGCAATTAGCAAAGATGCTTCTACGCCTGAAGGTGCAAAAGCTTATTATAATGTCGCAATCGAAAAGAAAGAAGAAGATTTGGCAAAAGCTAATGTTATTTATACACAGATGCTTGGAAAAATTTCAAACTACGAGGATCAGATTCGTGGATATAAAAAAGATCTTATGAAAACTGAAATTAATATCAATTCTTGTGTTGAGAAAAACGATGACGAAGGTGCAAAAGTTTATCTTAAAGAGCAGCAGGATTTAGAAGAAAAGGTTGCGATTATTAAAGATGCTCTTACTGGATTGAAAGAAAATGCAAAGCTTCAGGAAGAAACTGTAAAGGGTATTCGGACACAGTTATCTGATCTGAAAGCAGAAAAAGATAATGCTGTTTTAACACTTGAAACAGTCCAGGTGACAAAATCACTACAGGCAACAACAGGAGTATCATCTGCCGAAGAAGATAAGATGCTTGAAAAAGTACGTGATGGGATTAAGAAACAGAAAGAAGCAGCTGATGGTGTAAAAGTTGCTTATGAAAATTCTACTGCCGTACAGAAGCAACGCCTGGATCAGAAAATGAAAAATGAAGAGATTGAGAAGAAATTGGCAGAGTTAAAAGCTAAAAAGAAATAGAAGTAATAAATAGTGGAATGTTGGCTTAAAAGCAGCCATCATCTAAGGAGTAGGGCTTTAAATCTGAAGGTATGAAAAACTTCAATCGAAGATAAAAGAGTAAAAGAATAGGATGTAAAGAGTTATGATACGTCACCCCTTAACAGGTAAGGACAAGTCCCCTTTTGGCGTAATAGCACACCACTATTAATATTTTAGATGCATTTAAAAAATTAGGTCGTGCAGTGGCAGAATGGACATATGCGTATAATAATGCTTTATTTACAAAATTAGGCATATTATAATGGCGAATTTATGTCAGTAAACAAAATTGATAAAATTTGCTTATATAGGGTTCAAATCCCTATCTGCACATTAAATCTTAAAGAAAGGAGAATAAAAATGATAGAGGGTATTGTATTACCAGAGTCCGTAAAATCTATATTCTATGTGCTTAATCGTAATGGTTATGAAGCCTATCTTGTAGGTGGAGCTGTACGAAATTCTATTATAGGATTACCTGTACACGACTGGGATATTTGCACAAACGCTTTACCGGAAGACGTATGTAAATTGTTCCGTAGTAAAGGATTTCGTGTAGTAGAAACAGGCTTGCAGCATGGCACTGTAACTGTCATGGTAAATTATCGTGGATACGAGATAACTACTTATAGAACTGATGGAAAATATACTGATAGTCGCCATCCAGATTCTGTAAAATTTATCGGAAATATTCACGAAGATTTAGCAAGACGTGATTTTACAATGAATGCAATTGCTTATAATGACGATGATGGATTTATTGATCCGTTCAATGGACTAAAAGATATTGAGAATAAAGTTATACGATGTGTAGGCACACCTGTTGATAGATTCACAGAAGATCCGTTACGTATTATGAGAGCTGTAAGGTTTTCCGCCCAATTAGGATTCCATATTGAAAACTATACCAATATTGCAATGGTACAAACAAATGATGGTTTGTCAAAGATTTCTGCAGAAAGAATACAATCAGAGCTGTGTAAGATTCTTATTTCAGATCATCCGGAATATGTACTTGATTATTATATTGATATTTCACCAGCAATTCCTGAGTTAAGTAAGATGATGGGCTGCTCTCAGAATAATATGTATCACATTTATGATGTATGGAATCACACTAGATTCGCATTAATAGCTTGTAGAATACATGAATTAGAAACCAGACTTGCTATCTTATTGCATGATATTGGCAAATCTGAATCAAAAACGGTAGATCGAGGGATTGAGCATTTTTATGGACATGCTGTTAAAAGTGCAGAGATTACTGAGTCACTACTTCGTAGACTAAAATTTTCCAACGAGATTAGGGAATCTGTAGTAGAACTTGTAGCAAGTCATGATATGACAATTGTACCAAAACCGAATAAAATTAAAAAATATCTGAATAAACTTGGTGAAGCACAACTTAGAAGACTGTTAGATGTAAGATTCTGCGATATTATGGCACACAATCCGTATTATGCAAAAGATCGTCTATGGGAAATTTTTCGTGCAGAAGAAATATTAAATGAAGTTCTGGCAGAAGCGAAGTGTTTTTCTATAAAAGATTTGGCTATAAATGGGAAGGATATTATGGAACTTGGCGTACCGGAAGGACCAGATGTCGGAAAATGGCTTAAATATGCATTAGAGGAAGTAATTAATGACAGGTTGGATAACGACAAAGAAGATATTTTAAACGATATTGATGCTAAATTATATGCAGAAAGAGAAGAGGATAATGACGAGGAAATGTCCTAAATGTGGTCAATATATGAGTTCTGCAATTAAATACGATTATGGATACCCTATTGTTATACATGAGTGTTCATGTGGTTATTCTGAGTTGCAAGAGTGGATGAAATATAGCGACAAACTAAATTATGATAATGTTACAAAAACTTGTAAAGATTCAATCGGAGGTATTTAATGAGATATTATATTGCAGATAACCATTTTCATCACACACGGATGAATACCGCTATGGATAAACGTGGCTTTGAATCGCTGGAAGCGATGCACGATTATATGATTAAGCAGTGGAATTCTGTAGTAAGAAAAAATGATGAAGTTGTTATACTTGGTGATTTTTCACTTGGCAAAGGTGAGCAAACCAACGAAATACTTCGCAAATTAAATGGGAAGAAGTTTTTAGTGAGTGGTGGACATGATAAGTTTTTACAGGATAGGAAATTTGATCAGTCATTATTTCAATGGATTAAACCTTATGCAGAAATGCATGACGATGGAAGAAAGGTAGTTTTATGTCACTATCCAATATTTTGTTACAATGGACAGTTTCGTACTGATAAAGATGGTACACCCATTACCTGGATGCTGCATGGACACACTCATCTTACGGAAGATCAGGAATTAGTGGAACAGTTCAAAGACATAACGAGAAGTACATTACGTAAATCAAAATATGATGATGAACAAAAAACAATTCCTGTTCAAATGATCGACTGTTTCTGTATGTTGTCTGATTATAAGCCACTTACATTGGATCAGTGGATTGGAATGGAGCAAAGCGGTGTTATCAAGGGTTTGATTGATAAACGATGGTATTACGATGATAAGGGGGAAACTGAATGAGTATTTATATTCCTAAGAAAATTAAAGTAGGGTATCAAAACAGATATGATACCTATACTAAGAAGCTTGCCTATGTAATCTATTATGATGAAAAAAATAAGCTTCGTAAAGAAACAAGTTGGAATAACTGGAGAGATGAAAAAATTGAACCAGATGATTTTGATAATGAACCAACTAGAGGATTTGTACTAAATAAAAAAGTAGGAGACTATTCCGGTGATTGGGGAAATCACAGACAAGCTTACTGTAGAATATATGATCCTAGAGGATTTGAGTTCGAAATCACAATTAATAATTTACTTTATATTTTAGAGAATTGTGATTGTCTAAAAGGTAAGGGACTTGATGGAGAATTTGTATATGGCTGGGATAGAAAAGATTTAATTTTGATTCCTGTAGATTCGCCTGATTACAAAGAGATAAAAACTCGAACAGACAAAATTCAAAATGGGAAGAAATTTAAAGGTAAAGATCTTATTATTGGAGCTACATATTTAACTAAAAATAATGAACAATGGATATATATGGGTAGATTTGATAAGTGGGAAAAACTTATTAATACTTTTAGAAGAGAATGGTATTGGTCATTAAATAAAGATAGGGATGGAAAATGGGAATTTGATTTAGATGATACATGGACATTAGTGCCAAATAATAAAAACACTGCCTACAAGAATGTTAATAAAGGAAAATATTATTGGTTTTATATCGGTCATGACAATTACAGTTCTTTTCAAAAATATCGTTTTGAGGCACGAAAAAGTATTGGTGATATTTTGATTGATTGTGTAGATGAAAAGCCATCACAGAATTATGCAGAATATTTCGATGATCTTGAAAATAACCATTTCAACTATAATCCAATTGATTTCACATCTGAAACATCACTTGATTTACCATACGATAAATTTATTGAGCGCATAAAGAAATACAAGTATACAAGTTTCTTAAATAACTATTGTAAAGAAAAAGAAGTGATTGATAAAGGTAATGGAACATATTTATATCAAAATAAAGAATATTTGCCATCGGAATTATATAAAGAGATAAAGCCAAAATACAAAATCTATAAACATATTGATGGCAAAGAATTCCATAACTATTACAATAATAACTTAATTTATTATTAAAAAGAAAGGATAAAAATTATGTCAACAAAAAATGATGAAATGATTTTACAGCTTAAGAAAAAAGTGGAAGAGCAGAAAGCAGAGCTTGCGAAATTGCCGAGAACATTACAGGCTGAGACCTCAACAGTGCTTAGACAGGATGTAGATAATTTAAACTTACGTGTAATGAGCGTTGAGCAGCTTAAGTTACTGAAAGTAAAATTACATACTTATGCTATGGCTGCAGCTGATCTTGAAATTGGAATTGATGAATTTACTATTTCAGGATTCTCAATTGACAAATGGATGCATGATATTGATATGCAGATTTCTGTATTAACCAGAGCTGAAAAAGAGAAGAAATTAAAAGAGACAGAAGCAACGCTAAACAGAATGTTATCTGATGATAAACGTACTGAACTTGAGCTTCAGGAGTTAGCAAAAATGTTTATGTAAAAAAATTTATAGCTTATGTGCTATATGTTTTAAAACAATTATATCAATATGAGGTGAAAACATGACAAAGAAAAATGCATGGAACAAAGTTTATGAAGAAACAGAAAAAACTTACAAGGTGAAAGGTGAAGATGGTAAATGGACAAAAGTTACTGAAAATGTGACTGTTCTTGCACAGTCTGGGATGAAACCTGGTAAGAAGGAGATTGCTTTTGGAAGAGCTATCCAGAAAATCAAGACAGAGAAGCCAAAAGCATTTGCAGGCGATTGGACAAAATAACTAATTGTACATAATAATCTGGTCTGCCTTAACTGGTGGACCAGAGAAATGGAGAAGATATGATAATAATTAAAACATTTATTATGTTGATTTTATGTGTAGTATTTCCGATTTGCTTATTTACATGGATATTGGCAATGATCTGGATGTTTACACCATTTGCTCCATTAAAAAGATTATGTCATGACATTTTAGGTTGGCATAAGCCAAGTGGAGTATATCATCATTTTTCAAAAGGTGTTCGGAAGAAATGTAAAATTTGCGGATGCGATATTGTATCTGATGGAGCCGGTGGTTGGAGAAAATGGTAAAAGGATGGATCTTATGAGTAAAAATAAGGATTACGAGGTTTTATACGCATTAAGAGATAAAAAAACTAAAAAAATTGTCAGAGCAACAAAATGCAAGGGCGGATCATTTTATAAAAACCGATATATGTGCGAAAAACGTTGCACTCAGTTTAATGATGTACATAAATTAGCAAATTGTACAAATGATTTTGAATATGAAGTCGGTGAATATGCAGTTGTAGATATTGAAAAATATAAAGAATTAATTGGAGAAAAGCAGTGATTTATATAACAGGTGACACGCATGGTGATGTAACAAGACTAAGTATGGATAATTTTCCAGAGCAGAAAACGTTTACTGATCAAAATGAAAATTATGTAATTATTTGTGGTGACTTCGGATTGGTTTGGAATTATCTAACTGAAACACATTCAGAAAAGTATTGGCTTAACTGGCTTGAAGCCAAAAAATTTACAACTCTTTTTGTAGACGGTAATCACGAGGCATTCAATAGATTATATGACTATCCTGTAAAAGAATGGAATGGTGGATTAGTTCATGAGATTAGACCACATGTACTTCATCTAATGAGAGGTCAAGTTTTTAATATTGATGGCTGCACAATATTTATTTTCGGCGGTGCAAGATCCCATGATATTGAGAATTTGCTTGATTTAGATGATCCAGACTTTACAGAGAAACAAAAACAACTTAGAAAAGATAATTTATTTTATAGAGTAAAAGGCATCTCATGGTGGGAAGAAGAAATGCCAACTCAAGAAGAGATGCAAATTGGATTAGATAATTTAGAAAATAACAACTGGAAAGTTGATTATATAATTACACATGACTGTACTTCAAGTACAAAAGCTTTGTATAGTCATGGGTCTTTTAAGACAGATGAACTAAATGCATATTTAGAAGAAATTAAATATAAGTGTGAATTTAAAAAATGGTTCTTCGGACACTTACATGATGATAAGCAGATAAATGATAAAGAAATTTTACTATATCGCCAGATTGTGAGGATTTGGTAATGGGATATTGGGATAGAAAAAATGAGTTAAAGAAAAAGGCAAATGCCCACACAAATAAAATGGAAGAGTTATATAGTTTGGAAATTACTGAGTGTGTAAACAATACAAAAGTATATGATCAAGGATTTTATTGTAAAAAAGAATGCGATAGTAAGCCGGATTTTCATCAGAAAATCACTGTAGAAGACATGGATAGTGTACAGGCAATATTTTCTTATGAAAATACAGGTAAAACAGCAGTTCTTAATTTTGCAAGCTATAAAAATCCAGGTGGCAAATTTTTAGATGGATCTTCTGCACAGGAAGAAATGCTTTGCCATAGTTCCTTCTTATATAATGTATTATCTGAATTTGATGAAGATTATTATGAATTCAATAGAATGACTAAGAACTTCGCATTATATACAAATCGTGCGTTATATAATCCTGATGTTTTATTCATAAGAGATGATGAAGAAATTTATGTAGATGTTATTACTTGTGCAGCACCAAACAAAACTGTAGCTCAGAAATATTGTGGTAAATCTGACTTTGACTGCAATTCTGCAATGGTGGAGAGAATTCATTTTATGCTCGATATTGCAAAAGAAGAGGAAGTTAATACGTTAATTTTGGGTGCATGGGGATGTGGTGTATTTGGTAATAATGCAGAATTTGTTGCGAATAGTTTTAAAAAAGAATTAGAAGCATATTATACCGATACTTTTGAGAATATTATATTTGCGATTCCTGGAGGCACGAACTATATAGTGTTCAAGAGGGTATTTAGTAAATAAACAGATTGGAGATATTAAATGCTAAATTATACACGATATTTTAATGCCGGTGCTTTGCTACATAATTTCCAAGATGCAGCAAATTTAACAAAACAGCTTGGAATTAAAAATGCCATTGAATACAACGTGAATGATTTTTTATTTACGATTGGAAAAAATTATTTTGTTGATAAGATTAATAGGCTTCAAGACAAATTAATTGTTGGATTTTTTACATCATATTCTGATGATATTAAAAATATTTGCTGGTATTTAAATAAACTCGATCCAAAACTATACAAAAAATATATTGGTGATATAGAGGAATATAAACAGTGCTTTGTGAGAAACGATAGAGTTTATTATATGCTTCCATATGAACGAAAATTTGTATTTACTTGCAAAGATAAAACTAAAGTGGTTGCCAAATTAAGTAAGGGTAGTTTTTTAGATTATGCAAATATTTATTTTATCGGTCCTCATAGAAAAGAACATGCAGATTTTTTTAGAAAATTTTGCGATAAATATAATAGTAAATATATGACAATAGATACTCTGCAAATTGATAAAACAGATAAGATGACAAATGAACTTGACGATGAAATTGATGGTATTTCAGAAAACGCAATTATATTCCCAGAAAAAAATGAAATATTTAGCTATTTGGACGCATGGTTGAATTCTGAAACGTATTTTACATCGTGTGGAATTAATCACAAAATTGGCATCCTTCTTTATGGTGAACCTGGTACTGGTAAAACCACTTTTGCCAAGGTCTTGGCAACAAAGTACGACTTAACTCTTGTTAAGTTCACATTGAATGATTTATCAAAATTAATTTCAAAGAATGAATTTTGGAAAAAATTAGAAGATTCTGTTGTAGTGTTAGAAGATATCGATGTTCTGGTAAGTAAACGTGATAATAGTGTTACCTCTGCAGACAAAGAAAATTTTCAAGCATTATTGCAACTCTTAGATGGAATTAACTCATGTAAGAAAACAATATTTTTAGCAACAACAAATTATATTGATAGACTAGATCCTGCTCTTATTCGAGATGGACGATTTGACATTAAGATTGAAATGAAAAATTTTGATCACGATGAAGCGGTAAAAATGTGTAATAAATTTGAGGCAGATTCGGAAGTAATTCTTAGAGATGAACAGTTTCCAATTAATCCTGCTTACTTGCAGAACAAAATCATTACGCTGCAGATGAAAGAGATTAATGAAAAACTGAAACAAAAAGCAAAGAGAATCGGAAGTAATAAATATGGAGGTAATAATAAATGATTAAAGTTACATCTGATGCAGCCAATAAGCTGATTAAGAAGTTAGAGCAAGAAAAAGGTATTCTCACAGATAAGATTTCTAAAATGTCAACATTCATTGTGGCAATAACTGAGAATTACGACCAGATCAAAGCAGAGCAGGAAGCAGAATTCAATCTGAATGAGACTATCTCACAGATTGATGAGATTGATAAGAAAATTATTACAATCAGACATGCAAAATCTGTGTTTAATAACTCAGTAGTTATGAAGAATGGATTTACTGTCGGTGACAACATTATTAGATTAGCTATACTCGAAAGAGAGAAGAGTATTTATAGCAGACTTGCTACCAGACAGAAAAAGATAAGAAACACTTCAATAAACAAAGATATTGAATACACTTATTTGAATTATGATCTTGAGGACGCAAAGAAAAAATATGACAGTGTGTATACCGAAATTTCAGAAATTCAGGAAGAACTTAATATTGTAAACAGTTCAGCAGAGTACAAATTTGAGATTGATATTGACCTCTAATGGGAAGTAGTTAATGTAATCAATCTTCCGTATTACAGTTACTTTTACATATAGATTATTTATATAAAAGTAAATATACATTTAACACAAGTAAGTGAGTTATTGTTTGGGTTAATTGTTAGAGTGATAGTTAGAATTTTTCTTATTCATTATAGTATAAAGTTTACGGATACAAGTACAGAAGAATATTCAAATTAATTTTTGGGAATTAACAATAAAGCTTAGTAACTGTAATTAAAAACTTTTCGGTATCAAGTTCGGTTAGAGGTACTTTTTTAAAATAAATTGAATGTCAATTTAGAAGTAAATAATAGAGAGTCCAGATAAGAATGACGATAAACTTAACTTACGGTCCTTACATTAAGTAAGGTGAAGCCTAACTTAGAAAACAGAGAGTACATACAAGTGACTGGTATGGAACAAGGGCGATACTGCCAGGAAACTGTAGCAGCAGTTCATAAGAGAGCGGTTCAGAAAATAGCGAATCTGAGTGAATAGAATTTTATCTGACGAAGATATATTTGGCGGTGTAGCAACCGTCAATATAAAGCATCTTAGTGTAATGGTTATCACGGATGACCTTGGATCATCAGATGTTGGTTCGATTCCAACAGGTGCCGTTAACTCAGAAATGAGTATTTCAAAGTTAAAAATTTAAAGAATAAAATTCAATTTAAAGGAGAAGAAAATTATGACAAAAGAAACTATGACAGTACATAAAGCGTTAGCAGAAATTAAAATCCTTAAAGACAGAATCCAGAGTGAGATTTACAATTCAATTTTTGTATCTTGCAAAAAAAATTCTCAGTCAAAAATTTCCGGAATGGATGTTGATGAATATGAGAAGATTATTACAGGATGTTACGACAAAGATGTAGATCTTATGAGTAGACTTGAAGCTCTGCAGAGAGCAGTAATGCTTTCAAATGCAGTAACAAAAGTTAAGATTAAAATTGGAGAAAATGAAGAAGAACGTACTGTAGCAGAAACAATCAACATGAAAAATAACAGTATGATGTTCAAGAGACAGATGCTTGACAGAATGCAGCAACAGCTTTCTCAGGCACAGGCAAAAACAAACAAAGAGAATGAGATTCTTGAAAGTAAGTCAGAAAATTATGTAACTGGTCTTTTTGGACAGAAAGAGGGTAAAACTTCTACCGATGAAGTTACAAAAGCCAAACAGCAGTACATTGATCTTAACACATGGGCGTTGATTGATCCGATAAATGTGCAAAATAAAATCCGTGTTTTATCTGACGAAATTTCCTCATTTGAAGCAGAAGTAGACTCTGTTTTAAGCACAAGTAACGCACTAACAACAGTTACAATTGAGTATTAATAAATGGTCAGTGAATTATTGGTTGAAAATTATACAAGCGATTTTTGACCCATATAATAGCTAAATAGCCATTGTTATACGAACAGTTGTATAAAAGATTTCCTTCATTGCTTATCGAAAATCACTGAACTATAATCCTTTAGTCTTTCAGTCAGCATAGAGTAAAGTAAAAAATTAAACAAGCTGGCCTCAAAAATTAATGTAAAAGGTCAGAGTGATAATCTGAAAAACATTACAAAATCTATAATTGGTAGATTATATGATACTTATTCTGGATGACTGTAAAGTTTAAAGATAGAAAGTTCAAACCTTAAAGTTAAAAGTTCAAAGCTTATTTTTGATATAAAGTTCACGTAGTAAAGTTGATAAGTTCCAAAGTTTGATAAAAACCTTGAAAAAGTTTTGTAGCATGATTATATCGGCTCTGTGGTTTGTACAAGGCTGTTAAGTGGTGAAGTTCATCTTATAAATAAATCAATGCGGTTATTAAAACCTTGTTTCTTAGTTCTAACAAAGCCACAGTTGGAACGTCCTGGATAGTTAAATGGTTATAACACATGAAACTCATGTATTTGCCGGTTCGAATCCGCATCCAGGATTTGGGTTAGCTACCCAAATAGATTTCTTATTTCTTATACCTCCTAAAGTGTTGAGGTGGGACATGACTTCGATGGTGAAGAGACTTTGAGCAGTCTGTACTGGGTTCGACTCCCAGATGTCCTATTAGAGATTTCAGATTTGTGGTGTCACAGAAAACGCTTCTCAACATCGAGTTGCCGTACCGTTTGACTACACAATATCGTGTATGATCCACCTACAGAGCGCAGTAGTTCTGGAATTTCGAAGCTATACGAAAGATTTGTTTACTGCTAGAGCAATCGAAAAGTATGGTTAAACTTTTACGTATTTAGTAACAGCAGAATAGCAGCTGTGCGTGAAAAAATCGTAAGGATCTTTGGAAGTTCAATCAAACTTACAGTATGTGGTTATGGTTCTTGTGGCGATGAGCCTTATAAGAAGATCAGAGTACTCTAAAAAGGTTTGCTTTACAAAGTTGTTTCAATCTTGGTAGACACATTCCAGATGGGGAGCCTTAATTGGTTCTGAGTTCAACCCTCAGATGTGTCTCTTAGGAAGAGTTTCTTCCTATTATAATATGAACTGGATCACTAGGATAATATATCTGGCGCACAAGCTATGTTATCTGAAAAGAGATAAGTAGTTGAATTCGAATACAGGCGGTTCGATTCCGTCCCAGTTCTATTCCTCGAAAGAGGAAAATAAATTGAAGATATGAAATTGTTTTTGGGTTGTGATGAAGCGGTTAACATCCGGAGCTTTGACCTCCGTATTCGTAGGTTCGAATCCTACCAGCCCAGTTAGGTCTACTGTTTTTAGATGTATTTTCATGCGACCTTAATAAACTGAATAGAAAAACACAGACTTTAAATCCTTATGACATCTGCGTTATGGTTAGCATTTCGGCGTACAAATGGTTTGCCACAGCTTAATGTAGCCGCATTAAGTGCTTGATATGTGGGACAAACTCATTAGTCTTAAAATAAATGAGAGATAGAGATTTCAGGGTTTGCTCTATCAAACTAAGGACCATTAGCCAAACGGTTAAGGCAGTCGCCTCATAAGCGAAAGATTTCTGTGTTCGAATCACAGATGGTCCACTTGCTTAATAAAAATTTTGTAGTAAAAATCAGGATACCGGTGAATGTGAACTCAAAAGATTTATTAAGCAAAGCGCGTAAAAATACAAAATACAATTAAATAAAGCACGAAAAACCGTCGCCAAAAATATCTCATATGAGTCCTGTGTGGATTCTACGATAGTCCGTAATCTGCGGAAGCCAGATTCAGCGTAAGAGATATACGAGATCTGTTGAGTAGCAGAGATAAGGCAGTAGGTTTCTGCGATGGTCGCCTACATAAAAATCTGAGAAGAAGAATATAACAAGGATCTTTTTCTAAAAAGTAATTCGCTCACGTCACCTTGTTTGTATAAGTGAGAGTATAAGAGTTACTGGCAAGTTATACAGGTTCTTGCCAAAATAAGCGGATGTGCTGAAATAGGAAAACAGACTGGATTTAGGTTCCAGCGGTTAACAACCTTGTGGGTTCGAGTCCCATCATCCGTATTTGAGGTACTGTGATTTATATGTATTGCGCTCTTGGAGCATTAATTATATCGAATCACCTATAGGGTATTAATAAGAATTACAGTGTCTCAATTAAAATTTCTTTCATTTTATATAATCGGTAGCACAGGTCGTCTAAATGGCAGGATATTAGAATGTAGGTTCGAATCCTATCCTGTGTACTTGCTTAGAAATAAGTAAAAACTAAACAAAAACGAGGAAGTATAAGTTATGAAACGGTTAACACTAAATGAACTGAAGCACCGAATGAGTCAAATTACAAAAAAGTGTATTGATCTTCACGGCGGTGGAGAAGAATATTTCAATGAACTAGATGATTTAATCAAAAACGATGAAGATTTTCTAATATCATATCTAACACATATCTCACAATCAAGTGTAAAAAATATCATCATATCAGGTGAAATTGGAGAAAAGATTGCAGCATTGAGATTGAAATATAAATGGTTTTTAAGCGACTGCAGTATTGAGTATATTAATGGCAGTTTAAGAAAGGGTAACCCAATTCAATATTCTAATTGGAAATTGGATTCTTATAAGAATCAGCCATTTATTTTCGTAGATGACAGCTATTATTCTGGTAAAACTTTGAGAATAGTAAGGACATATATTGAAGAAGTACTTGGTGGCTATCTGCAAAACTCATATGTTTTCTATGACGGATCAGAAGATAATCTTGACGATGTAGTAAGCCTTTATCGGTATTATGATCATTTTGATAATTAATTTCTAACTGGTGATTTTCTTCACCAACATTTCCAAAATAAAAATTCAATTTTATATAGTTCGATTTCAGCCACTGGCTGTTTATCTTATAAATTTCCCTTATATTATCCTAGTAACTTACTGGGTTTAGATACAGGTTACAATTAAAAATTTATATATATTTCAAAGGAGGTTCTTAAATTGGAGAACAATACTAAAAAACAGAGATTATTTAATCTCCCAGAAACAAAAGGTAACTTTATGATCAAAGGTATAGTTAAGGGAACTAAGAAAGACAATTTCTACACTGAAAAGCAGACACGAACTGGTAAAGAAATGCGAATTGTAAACTTCGGTCTTGAATATGACGAAGGTCGAGATTTATATATCGGATTTACAGGAATTGAGCAGGAGAAAGTTTACTTCTATAAGAAGCCAGAAGAAAAAGGTAAGAAAGGAACATCACAGCCAGTATCCTGGGCAAACAGATTTAAGTTTGCAGAAGATCCAAAAAACGAAGGATTTAGACTCATTGGTAAAAACCTTGGACTTACTAAAGTAACCAATGAAAAAGGTGAACAGGTAAATGATAAAAAGGTACTTACCGACTATGATGCTTGTGCCGAGATTCGTAATAATCTTAAAGACGGAGAAAGCGTTTTTGTAAAAGGTAGCATTTCTTATCGCAGTAATCGCGATGATAAAGGTAACATCAAACGATACAAATCTATGGAACCATCTCAGATTTCTCTTTGTGCCCCATGCGAATTTGATAGTGAAAAATTTAAAGCCCAGAACAACTTCAACCAGGTAATTGTCTTTATGGGAATTGAAAAAGAAGTTGAAGACGATAAGGAAACAGGAAGATATGTTATCTCCGGTAAGGTTGTAACTTATTCAAACATCGAGGATGTTGAATTTATCCTTGACCCTGTTGATGAAAAGCAGAAAAAACTTGCGATGACATTTAGGAAGAAAGTGAAACCATACTGGGCACTTAAAGTATCCGGTCATGTACAGGCTTCCGTTCAGGTAGAAGAAGTTGCTGTAGATGATGGATGGGGAGAAGAGGACGAAATGGAAAAGGTTTCTACTCCTGTTAAGCGTGAGTACATTGTAACCGGTGCTGACCCAAGTACCATCGAAGAAAATCTGTACTCTAAGGAAGCTATTGAAGAAGCAATGCAGAAGATTAGAAATGCTAATAAAGCTGAAGAAAATTATGGTAGCGATTCTGACGATAGCGGATGGGGAGATAGTAACCTTGGAGAAGCTGACGAAGAGGATGAAGAGTGGTAATTGACCACTGGGAGGAATTAAATTTCCTCCCAACATTTGAGAAATATAACAAATTAATTTATATATATAAGGAGCATAATTAAATGGCAAAAGGTAGAAAAGCTAAACAGGCAAAAACAAAATTAAACATGATTATCTATGGAGATACTTTCACAGGCAAAACAACATTAGCATCACAGATTGCTTATTATAAACGAGAGGACGGAACACCTTTTAGGGTTCTTTATATTGATGCAGAGACAGGCGGTCTTGATAGCTACCTTGATGATATGGAAGCCGCAGGAATTAACCTTGATAATATTTACATTCTTTATACACAGTCACTTACGGAAGTAAGGCAGTATATTGCAAAAGTAAAAAACCATGAAGATTTATATGAACTTGATGAAGATGGAAATGAAACGGATGAAATTGTGAAAGATGCATATGGTGAACCATTTAGAGCAGACGCAATTATTGTGGATGGTGCAACTATTCTTAATTTAACAACTCAGTCTGGATTGGTTGAATTTTCTAAAAAACGAAATAAAGTAAAAGCAGATAAGGCTGGGTTACTTGGTGATGAAAGGCTTGTAAAAATTGAAGGTGCCGGACTTGAAATAAAGGACTGGTCTACTATTAAGTTTAAAGGACAGGATCTTATTCTTGACCTTATGTCTTCTGGTGTAAATTGCATTACAACATGTCGTGAAGCAGATGAGAAAATTAGTGTAAAAACAGATGATGGACAATTTCAGTCTGTAGCAACAGGAAGAAAAATTCCTGATGGATTTAAGGGACTTGATTATAATACTAACACTGTTTTAAGAACATTCTTTGACAAAGAAACCGGGCAGATTTGTGCAGAAGTTGAAAAAGATCGTACTCATATTCATAAAAAAGGCGAGATTATTGAAGACCCATCACTTCTTGATTGGCAAGCTGCTCTTGATAGAACTAAGGACAAAGAAGAATTTGTAATTAAAAATGACCTTGTTAAAGCTGTTGAGGTAGAGCAGGATCTGTATGCTAAAGAAGTTTTAGGTAGAGTTGGTGATCCGGTTGTTGAAGATGCTACCGATTCAGATAACACTTCCACATCACCAACACCAGACGATCTTCGCAAAGAAATCGTATCTATTAAAAATTCTCTTTCTCCAGTCGCAAAAAAATCCCTTAAAGAAAAACTTGAAGCAAAAGGTTTACCAACTGCGTACAAGAATGTAAATGATATTTCTGTTTTACAGGAAGTTATCGAGACAATGAAAAACTGATTGGATAAATTATGGCACGAGCAAAGAATGATAATTTAGTTAATGAATTTGATAGAGTTTGCCATTGCTGCCAACGCCACATCCATTTTGAAAGAAATAAATCTGTGGAAAATGTAGTATTCTTTGATGGGCTTTTCTACCATGAAAAGTGTTTTAAAGAATCTGCAGGATTCCACAGAAAATGTGGTGGCTGCTCAAAAGATATTGTCATTGAAGATGCAGATCAGAAAGATATTCTTGTATTTAAAAATAAGTATTGGCATGAAGACTGTTTTAAAAAGAAATATTCAGACAAACCAATATTTATGGAAAATATTCCAGAGTACAAAGAAGATGCATATGTAAAGATTGTAGGTGTTTTTAATGGAAGAAAAAAGGATATTACAAAGTTAAATGAATATAAAATAGCAGCTGTCAAAGAAGTAGATAAAATCTTCGATGAAAAGCTTGTTAATGATTATATCCGAAAACAGTATGATATTCAGACAGTTCCATGGGATTCTATAGCAGCACTATATGATGGTAAATATGGTGTTAAAATTCCACCAAAGCACTTATATGACATGTTTGTGCGTAAACAATCTTATCTGGATAAAATTAATGCACAGAATATTGCAAAAGGTAAGGATATAACAGGAGTATCAAGAGTTAAATACGATTTAAAAGTTCTATATAACAAATATGACTCTTACTTAAAATTCCTTGAAAAGCAAAAAATCTTAGAGGCAGAAGCTCAATCAGATAAAACTGATGAAAAATTAATATTAACAACTGCTCCACAGCCAAAAACAGTTGAAACAAATAATAATAGTGATGACTCCTTGGACGATTTACTAAATGATATTTTTGGATAAGGAGTGGCAGATGGAAGAAATTAATAATGTATGTAATGTACAATCTGAGATTATGTTTGTTGGAGCATTGTATAAATCTCCGGACCTGTATGTTACATATGGCAATTTTATGAGACCAAAATATGACTTTTCTGATGAAGTAGTCTATTTCTTTTATAAATGTCTTGAAACTTACTATCTTAAATTTTCCCAAACAGTTGATGAAACAAAGCTAAATGTATTTATGTCACAGGATGCCGAGCGAATGAGTAACTATAAGAAATATCACGGTTGGAAGACAATTAGTGAATTTATGCGTTTGGCAGATTCGAATGACATCAAGAATTATTTTGATACAGTAAAAAAATACTCTCTTGTTAGGGAGTATGGAAGAAACGGCTATCCTGTTGATAAGATTCTTGCTCATAAGAATTTTGATAAGATGACAGCTAACGATATTTACAGGGTTATCAGAGCTAAAGCTGATAAAATTCACACTGTAATCAATGCCGGTGAAGAAGCAGTAGAGCTTACAAAAGGTAACGCTGATCAGATTAAAAGGTATTTGAAGAAACCAAACTTTGGACTTCCATATCCCTGGCCAATGTACAATGAATTCTTTCTTGGGATGCGAGAGGGTAAAACGCACTTTGAGGGCTTTATCTCAAATGGTGGTAAATCTCGAAAGCTTATTGCATTAGCAGCTTATGTGACTTTGGTACAACATAAAAACTTTCTTCTTATGTCTAATGAGATGGACGAAGATGACCTTAAAAACTGTATGATTGTTACTGTAATAAATAATAAAGAATATCAAGAATTGCATGGTATTAAGATCAAGAAGCCAGAACGTGAGATTGTTTTGGGTGCGTACAGAGATAGAAACGGTGAGATAATTCGTAGGCATATAGATGAGAATGGTATTTATACAGAGTCAGAAGAAGAGTATATAGAAAGGGTTGAACGTGATTCAGATGAGTATCACAAAATCGTTCAAGTAGGAGAATGGATTGATGAGAATACAAAAGGTAAGCTTTTGTACAAAGATGTCCAGGACGATTATTCTATGGAACGTATTGAATTTGAATTACGTAAGGCGAAGCTTGTAAATGAAGTAACCTATTATGGTTATGATACATTGAAAAACTATCAAGTAGAGGACTGGGCGCAGTTAAAGCAGATTGCAACTAAGCTTAAGGAAATTACAAAAGAGCTTAAAATGTTTGGATTTGCAGTATTCCAGTTATCTGATGATAGTAAGTTTACAGATGTGTTCCAGTTGAGTTCTATGAATATTGCATCTAGTAAAGGTATTAAACATGTTACTGATACGCTTACTCTTGGAAAGATGATTGAAAAAAGTGAATACCACAAATATCAGATGATATGTGATACTCCTGGATGGGGTGATCCTACAATATCTGACCTGGATTTAGGTAAGCAATATTTTGCAATTAAAATTGATAAAAACAGAGCTGGAAGTAAGGACAAGATTATGTTATTCGAAATTAATCTTGATTACAATACTTGGATAAATATTGGGCAGTTAATACAAAGACAAAAATAATTAGTGAGGTGATTGGCAGTGGATGCTAGAGAATTAAAAGAATATATATTAGAAAATAATTATGTGGAACAGATTCTTGATGCGATTCACTGCCATCATATTAAATTTCATGGAGATTATTGGACCTGCGGAAATCCAGACGGTGATAATACCGGTGCAATCGTAATATATAATACGGAAAATTTATCATGTACAAATTACACAAGACAAATGGTCGAAACTAACAGAGCTACTGATATTATTGATTTAGTTTGCTTCTGTGAGAAACTTTCATTTCCTGAAGGCCTTAAATTTATATGTCAAGAGGTTGGAATTTCTTATTATCATGACTTTGAATCAGATATACCTGAGAGTTTAAAGATATTGAAATTAGTTAATGAAATGTCTACAGAGCAAACTGATGAGAAAGAAGTTCCATTAAAACCAATACCTGTTGAAATACTTGACTACTATAAACCTTACGTGAATGACTTATTTTATGAAGATGGGATTAGTTATTCAACCCAGAAAGAATTTCAGATTGGCTATGATACCGAAACAAATAGAATAACAATACCAATATATTCAGAAATTGGCGATTTAGTCGGAGTGAAGGGTCGATTATTTCAAAAAGAGGTTGATGAATCTGAATGTAAATATTTGTATTTGGAGAAATGTGCAAAATCAAAAATTCTATTCGGATTGAATAAAACGCTTCCATATATAAAAAGGTTAGGAGTCGTATATGTTGTTGAATCAGAAAAAGGTGTAATGCAGCTATGGTCCTATGGATATAAAAATGCAGTATCTACAGGAGGAAAGAATATTTCAAGACATCAGTTAGATATGCTGATTAGACTTGGCGTTAAGATTGTATTTTGTTTTGATAAAGATGTTGTTTTGGATGATATACTGAGAATTTCGGATAGATTACCAGATGGCATTCCAGCGTATTATATGTTCGATAAAGACAATCAGCTAACAGGTGAGAAAGAATCTCCATCGGATAATAAAGATAGATGGGAATACTTATTGGAAAATAATGTATATCCGTTAACAGATAGGATGTGATTGGAAAGTTGAAGTTTAAGTTATATAAAAATTCGGAAAATAAATATAATGACTTAAAGAATATTCAGATTAATTTTCTGAAAAATAGAGATATTGAGAATCCAAAAGAGTATTTATCATTAGATCACTCTGCAGAGCTTGATTATGGATTACTTGATAATATCGGTGAAGCTGTTGAATTATTTTTAAGCCATTTTGATAATAACGATAAAATACAGATTCTTATAGACGAAGATGTAGATGGAAATTGTTGTGCAGCAATGAAGTATTCGTATATTAAAAGATTAAATAAGGATTATCCTGTTGGATATATTTTTCACAAACGAACAAAAGCACATGGTCTTGAGGGACTTGACGATGATGTAATTGTTGATAAGGATACAAAGTTACTGATTGTTCCTGATGCAGGTACTAATGATGTAGAATCATGCAAAACATTGAAAGATCGTGGAGTTGATGTTCTTATTTTAGATCATCACGAACAAGCAAAAGATAAAGAAGGAAACTTAATAGACAATCCATATGCATTAATCGTAAATAATCAGATGAGTGAGTTTTATACAAATAAAAGCTTATGTGGAGCTGGGATTGTATATAAATTCTTAAAAGCGTTAGATGATTTTTTATGGTGTGAATATGCAGATGACTTTTTAGATTTGGTTGCTTTAGCAAATATTTCAGATGTAATGGATATGCGTTCACCTGAAACAAAATATCTCGTAGAGGTTGGATTGCACAATATCAGTAATAAATTCTTTCAAGCACTTATAAATGCTCAGGAATATAGTATGGGCGGAATTGTTAATATTCATAATGTGCAGTGGTATATTACTCCGATTTTAAACGGATGTACTCGCTTCGGTTCACCGGAAGAAAAAGAACTTATGTTTAAAGCTTTCATTGAACAGGATGCATGGTTTGAATATAAGAAACGTGCCACAAAAGATAAACCTGCAGAGGTTATCCAGGAAAGTATTTATGATAGAGCTGCACGACTTGCAAAGAATGCAAAAGCAAGACAGGATAAGAGCCGTGAAAAAAGTGTACCAATGATATTTGATCAGATTGGAGAAAATCCTAATGATAAAGTAATCATGTGTGATGTATCAGAACTTCTTGATGGTGGAATGACAGGAGTATGTGCAATCAAAGTAGCTGAGAAGTACAACAGACCGTGTTTATTATTAAAGAAACATTATGATTATAAAACAAATACCATTGTATTTGGTGGTAGTGGACGAAATATAAACCATAGTCCTATTGAAAGTTTCAGAGATCTTGTAGAGTCTAACAATCAATTCAATTTTGCCCAGGGGCACAAATCTGCATTCGGTATTGAAATCCCAGTTGATAACGTAGAAAAAGCTAAAGAAATATTCAATGATGAATTAAAAGATGAAGATTTCACTAAAGTCTATTTATGTGATTATATCATTCCAGAGTACGATGTAAATGAAAGCATCATTTATGAAATGACAAAATTTACAGACTTGATTGGACAAGGCATTGAAGAACCAATGATTGCTATTACAGATATTGAAGTAAATAGAGACGATATTACCATTCAGGGCAAGAATGAAGATTCTTATTGCTTTAAAATTGGTGAGATTAAGTTTGTACAGTTTAAATGTAAAGATGATAATTCTGTTATGGATTGGCTTAATAATTCATTTGATAATGTTGCAAAAATCAATATTGTTGGAAATCCATGCATTAGTGAGTATCAAGGAATTAAAACATTGCAGTTCATTATTGATGATGTAGATGTTTTAAGCACTTCTTTCGAAGATATAGAAGATAACGATGAATACGAAGATGAAAGTTGGTGATTAGATGTACAGTTCGTTACATATGCACACTGCGCAAGGATCATTACTTGATTCTATTTTAAAAGTACCAGAAGCAGTAAAATTTGCAAAAGATAATGGAATGAAGGCAATGGCTATAACAGATCATGGTTCAATGTCAAATATTGTAAACTTTGTGAAAGAGTGCAAAAAGCAAGGAATAAAGCCAATAATCGGAAACGAGATATACGAAGTAGATGATATGACGTGGAAGGCTGATACAAAAGATTATAAGCAACCACGCTACCACATGGTGCTTCTTGCTAGGACTCAGCAAGGTTATAAAAATCTACTAAAGATAACATCGGTATCGAGAACAGAAGGATTATATAAAAAACCAAGAATTGATATGAAATATATCAAAGATAATAATCTTGGTAAAGGCATTATTTGCTTAACTGCTTGCCAAGCCGGTAGACTTAGCAGATATCTGACTGATGGAAGATATAAAGAGGCAGAACAATTTATCCAGGACATTAAGAATATTTTTGATTACGTTGTTTGTGAATTACAGTCACATACTACAGAAGAACAGGCAGAAGCAAATAAACTTATCTTTGATTTCGCCAATGAACATAATCTTCCATATACTATTACAACAGATGCGCATATGTTAAGTGATTCTCTAATTGACTCTCATGCAATGTTTGTAGAAATTGGTGAAGGACGTGAAGTTGGAGAAAGTTATATTGATTGTTACCTTCAGAAAGAATTAGAAATATATCAGAAATTATCTTATCAGTTCCCAAAAGCTGTAATTGATAAAGGTTTGCAAGAAAGTAATAATATTTCTTCTATTATTGAAGATATTGATATTGGGCTAAATAAAGGCAATATTATGCCGAAGGTCAAAATTGATGGTCCATATAAAAATCACGAAGAATATCTACGATATTTAGTTTTTAAAACATTCAAAGAAAAATTTGGTCATATGTCAAAAGAGGATCAAGATGAACGAAAAAAACGTCTTGAAACAGAGCTGCCAGTTTTATATGCAGTCGATTATACAGACTATTTTATTATGCTGTATATGCTTGCAAAAGAAGCAAGAAGACGAAAAATTCCTATAGGATATTCTCGTGGGTCTGGTGCCAATTGCTTATGTTTATTCATGCTTAACGTCACACAGATTGATAGTGTAAGATGGGGACTTGACTTTTCGCGATTTGCCAATCTTGGAAGAAAGTCTATGGCAGATTTTGATTGGGATATTTCAAAGCGTAGACGAAAAGAAATGGTTGAGATATCAGAAGAACTTTTTGGTAAAGAAAATGTTGCACCAATTTGTACATTCAATTCTTTAAGTACGAAAGTTGCGATTAGAGATATTGGAAAGGTTCTTGATGAAAAAGAAGACTCTCCATATTATAAACAAATCCCTTATAAATTAAGAGATGATGTTGCAAAAATGATTCCAACAATCAAAACACTCAATGATCTTGGAGAGGAAGAAGAAAAAGATGTTCTTCTAAAAGACATTCTAAGTAAAAATCCAAAGCTTGATGAGATATATAACAAATTCCCATTATGGTTCAAGTATGTAATGGATGTAGAAGGACTTCCGAAATCAATGGGAAGACATGCCGCAGGTACTTTAATTACACCAACTCCTGTAACAGATTATGCGCCACTTTGTTATGATAAAGAACGAAACATTATGATTGAGTTCGAGATGCATAATGCGATGGATGATCTTGGATTGATTAAAATGGATTACCTTGGACTTGAAACACTTGATATTATTGACGATACGTTAAATATGGCAGGAATTACATGGGAAGATGTAGATATCAACCATTTGAATCTTTCAGACAAAAATGTTTACGATCAAGTTTATAAACCAGGTCACACTGTTGGCATATTCCAGATGGAATCTGCAGAAGCAAGGAGAATGTGTATTGAAGCTAAAGCAGACAATGTAGAGGATATTATCGTAGTAAACGCTGCTAATAGACCTGGTACAAAAGATAGCTTTCCTATATACTGTCAAAATAAATTGCATCCGGAAAGTGCACAAACAATACATGAAGATTTAAAAACGCTATTTATAACAACTCAAGGAGTTTTACTTTACCAAGAAGAAGCTCTTCAACTGTTTAGATATGCAGGATTTCCAGAAGAAGACATAGACAATGCGAGGCGCGCAATAAGCAAAAAATTAAAAGATAAAATGGCTGGTCTCGAAAAAGACTTTAGATCTGGATTGAAAAAGAAAAATTGGACAGAAAATGAGTTATCTGAAATATGGCAGCTAATGCTAAAACAATCAGAGTATTGTTTTAATCGTGGTCATGCTGTGGCATATGGTTTGTTATCTTATCTTACGGCATATCTAAAGGTTCACTACACAGTTTATTTTATGGCTGCACTTCTTACGTCAAAATCAGACAAAGTAGAAAAAATTAGTATTGTAATAAATGATTGCAAACGTCTTGGAATAAAAGTTTCTCCACCAAATGTAAATAAATCGAACAAATCATTTACTGCAATTGCAGAGAACAATGAAATTTTGTTTGGATTATTGGCAGTAAAAGGTCTTGGTGACAGTATTGTTGACAAAATTATAGATTTTAGACCTTACAAGAATTTAAATGATTTCATCGAAAAAGTGCAGGACAAAACAGCGATTATCACCCTTATTAAAGCTGGCGGTATTCCAACTAAAAATAAGATGTCAACATTGAAAAAATATGCAGGTTCCACGTTTGTTAGAAAAGAATACAAACCTGTTACAACAACTCCATCTCCATATTCTAAATTAATTCCATTTGGATTAAACGTAGAAGATTATAGAGATGGTAAAAAAGTAAACAAAGAAAAACTTTTGAATGACTATAATAAAGTAAAAGAGAAAAAGTTTTTAGAAGAACAAAACATAAAATATAAAAAGCATATGGAAGATTTTCAAGAAAAATACGCTAAAGATGAATATCTATGGGAATTTGATACTTTATCAATGTTCTTAACTAATGATCCGTTAAAAGATGCTTATAAATATACTAAAATTGATTGGGACCTTGTAATGGATGGCGACAAAACAGTTTTGTTCTGTGTGATTGTTGATGTCAAAAGGAAAAAAGATAAAAATGGAAATCAGTTTGCATATCTTGATTTATATACTCCATATGGAATTATTGAAGCGACAATATGGTCTAGTCAGCTAAAAGAGTATTCTGACTATATAAAAAAAGGAAGCTGTCTTGCAATATTAGGAAGAAAAAGAGAAGAACATTTTTTTGTTGAAAAAATAAAAACATATAATATGTGGCTTGAGCAAATGCGTAAGAAAGGGGCAAAAGTATAATGAGTTATTCAGAACAATTTAGTAATGATGATCAGCAGTTTGAATTTACAGCCAGAATTTCATATGAGCGCTTCTACAGTGAAAATACGTCTTGGGGAGTTTATTCATTCAATACAACTGATCAACTTCCTAATTGTCAGAAGATAACTGTTCACAAAGATTTGTTCGGAGATGAGCATAGTGATACTTTTGTCGGAACTTTAGCCGGACGAATGCAGCAACTGTGTGTTGGTTCAGAATATAAGATTACTGCAACATATAAAGATGATAAAAAATATGGGGCACAATATGTACCAATCACAGTTTATGCATTGGCTCCGCAGACTGTGGAAGATTCTAAAGTTTTTCTTAAATCACTTATCCCTGAGAGTGTTGCAGATTCATTACTTGCTGAATATCCAAATGTTGTAAATGATGTAGCTGACGGTAAATTAGATACAATTGATTTTTCAAAAGTTAAAGGTGTTCGTGAAAAAACATGGAAGAAAATAAAAGACAAGATAATTGATAATTACCTTATTTCAGATATTATCACATTACTAAAACCGTTAGGTGTTACATTCACAATGATTAAAAACCTTCTTAGCAATGAACCAAACCCTGGATTATTAAAACAGAAAATTGAAAATAATCCATACTACTTATGTTCTATGAAAGGATTTGGATTTAAGAAGGTTGATAAATTAGCACTTAAATTAAAGCCAGAACTACTTGAGTCAAGAGAGAGATGTATTGCTTTCATTTCTTATTACCTTACTGAAATTGGTGAGAATGATGGACATACTTGGTGTAGTGTAGATATTTTAAAAGCTGCGGTTGAAGATTCAGCTCCAGAGTGTATAGATGTATTTGATGGAGTTCTTGAAAATAATTCATTTTTACATCAGTATGAAGATAGAGTTGGACTTAAGCTATACTACAATCTTGAGATGAAGATCCTGTCTATCATTCAAGAAAGATTGAATAAACCGTCACCAGTGCCTATAGAAAACGATGAAATAGAGGCAGGAATCGTTAAAGCAGAACAAGAGCAAGGATTTTCTTATACCGATGAACAAAAGGCAATTATACGCTCTATACTAACGCAGAGTATTAGCTTCGTTACAGGAAAAGCCGGTACCGGTAAAAGTTCAATTTTACGTGGAATTATTCGTGCGTATTCTCTGGCAAATCATAATATTTCAGCCTGTGCATTATCAGCAATGGCAGCGCAACGTATTACAGAAGCTACAGATTATCCTGCAATGACGATTCATAGAACATTGGGATGTCATGGTCCAAATAAGTTTGATTATAATAAGGACTGCAAGCTTATATCTCCAGTAGTATTAATGGATGAGGCATCTATGGTAAATGTGCAAATCTTCTTAGCATGGCTTGAAGCTATAGATGATAATACAAAAATCATAATCTGTGGAGACTATAAACAGTTACCGCCAATTGGATTTGGAAATATATTCTCTGATCTGATTCATTGTCTACCAAAAGAAAATATCAACGAACTTACAAAAGTTATGCGTCAAGCAGAAAAATCTGGAATTCTTACCGATGCAAATCTCATTCGAGATAATAAAAATCCCATTACAGAAGTTCTTACGTCAAAAAAATTGGTTCATGGTGAATTGCAGGATATGTATTACATGTTCAGAGATACAAGAGACTCACTTCACCAGCTTGCATTAAAAATGTTCTTTTCAGCGGTCGAATCAGATGGTGTTGACAATGTTGGTATTGCAGTACCTCGTAGAGAAGGATGCTTAAACAGTGCTTATGAGTTAAATAAAGATATTGCAGAAGTGCTTCTTAAAGATGAAAAGAAGTCAATTTCATTTGGTGAAAAAGAATTTAAGCTTGGATGTAAAGTTGTCCAGACTGTAAATGATTATGATCGAAATGTCTTTAATGGTGAAATCGGATATATCACATTTATTGGAGAAGACATGAGTGGTAAAAAACCAGTGACTTATTGCGAAGTTACTTATCAGTCATTTGGACCTAAAGTAGAAAAAGACGTTGGATTAGTTTTTGATGAAGATAACAATATAGTTTATGAGAAACAAGATAAAGTGATCAGATACGAAGGAAGTGAACTTACAGATTTAGATATGGCTTATGCTTTAACAACTCATAAGATGCAAGGATCTTCCAGGAAAACAGTTATCTGCGTAATTGATAATACTCATTATAAGCTATTGGACAACTGTATGTTATATACAATGCTTACAAGAGCAAAGAAAAGATGTTTATTATGTGCTGAACCACAGGCATTCTACAAATGTCTAAATACAAGTAATAATGCAAGAAATACGTGGTTAAGCACAATTAAAAGAAAGGGGAAATAATATGATAGAACTTATTAATGATATTTCTCAGATTATGAAGAAGTATGGTAGAGAATATAAAATCAAAATTGATCCAATAACTGTTAAGGTTTATATCCCTATTTCAGAACTTTTAGGGTTATATCCATTAAAGGGAGAGTATATAAAAATTGTTTATGATGGACTGATTGAAAATTGTTACATCGATCTTAAGCAATTAAATAAAATTAAAAAGTTTATAAAGAAAAATGAATATGAATATATTGGTTTATTTTTTGAAGACATCGAACCTGCAATTGAGGTTATGAAATATTTTAATAAAAATACAAAATCAATTAGTGAACTTCTTCATACATCAATCGACTTACAAGAGGGTGGTGATTAATTAAATGTACATCAAAGATAACACTCTTGTAGATGACGATAATGTTATACATAGAATCGGTGATTGTTGCGTATTCATTATGGATGATAATTATAAAAGCAACATTATAGGATGTATTGCAGATATCGGTTTTTGTAATAACTGCATTTCAGTTGAAGAAGTACATAGCAGTGGACAGTTAACATTACTATTCACTGAACATATAAAAGTAATCGGAAGATTGGAGGATTAATTTATTGGAAGAAGTAATTGAAATTCTAAAACTCATTCAGAACACATCGAGTCTGAATGAAAAGCAGCGTATCCTTAGAGAAAACAAGGATAATGAGCTTCTTAAAAAGTGTCTGGTGTTCTTACTGGACGGTAATACTGTAACAGGAATCAGCACAAAAAAGATCGATAAAATGACCATTTCAAAAGCTGCAAATTATGCAACATTTGAGCCAAAAAACTTCTCAGAAGTTATTGATTACCTAAAAACTCATAATACAGGTACTGATGTAGATGTCGCTACTGTCAGAAAGTTTATTTGCAATAATTCTAAATCTGAAGCTGAATGTCAGTTTTATGAAGAAATGGTAACAAAGAAGTTTAGATTAGGTGCAGACTCCAAGCTTATCAATAAAGCTATTCCAGGACTGATTGAAGAATTTAATGTACAGCTTGGTACTTCAATTGAAAAAGTTAAGCTGAAAGGTAATGAGCTGATTTATATTAGCCGCAAACTAAATGGACTCAGATGTGCATACATTGGAACTGAGTGCAGAACTAGACAGAATAAGAAAATTAATGGTGTCGATCATATTATTAAAGATCTACAAGCAATGGGCTATGACAATATGTTTGTAGACGGTGAACTTCTCTATAAAAATAAAGAAGGATTATCCGATTCTGAAGCATTTCAAAAAGGTACAGGAATCGCAAATAGCAAATCTGGTGACAAATCTCAATTAAAATTCGTTGTATTCGATATGTTCCCCCTTAAAGAATTTTGGTCTGGAAAATCTAAAGAACCATACTCCATTAGAAGCAAAGATTTAGATGAATTGGAAGAAAAACTTAAATTCCATCCAACAGACAATATTGAAGTTGTTCCGAGAGTATATCATGGTTACGACCACAGTAAAATTTGGGAATGGCTTCAGTACGCAGAAGATAATGATTGGGAAGGATGTTGCATTAATCTTGACAAGCCATATGAATGCAAACGAACCAAAAGTCTTATTAAAGTAAAACAGTTCTATGATGCGACTTTAAGAGTTATTGGATACGAAGAAGGGTCTGGCAAGAACAAAGGAGCACTTGGATCGTTAATCGTTAAATATAAAGATGGAAAATCTGGTGTTGGATATGGATATTCAGATCAAATGAGAAAAGATCTCTGGGAAAAACGAGATGAGCTTATTGGCAAACTCATTGATATTAAATATAAGGAAGAAACAAAAGATAAAAATACTGGACTTCCAAGTTTACAGTTTGCAGGATTTATTTGCTTCAGAGAAGATTATGATAAGGTATTAGCAGATGATGAAGCTGGACTTATTTAAGAGGTAGTAACATGGAAAAATTAACAGTATATCTCGCTGGTGCATGTAGAGGAATGCATGACGATGGTAAAGAATGGCGATTAAAAGCTGAGAATATTTTCAAAAATATTTCAGAAGCTAAAGATGTAACTATCAAAGTAATCAATCCAACACGTTATTTTGATCGTGATGGTGGCAATGCAATCACGAATAAACAAGTAAAACAATTCTATTTATCACGTATTCGAAAATGTGATTTAGTCCTTGTAAATCTGGAACATACAAACACTTCTATTGGAACAGCTCAGGAACTGCAATTCGCGGTAGATAACCATATTCCAATTATTGGATTCAACGATTATGACAGTTATGAATGGCTGCCAGAAGATTGTGATGTGATTTTCAAAGGTATTAATGAAGCGATTGATTATATTAACGATTTTTATTTAGCGTAAAGGAGTGACAAAATGACTGTACAAGAATGGTTAGGAAAAGACAATAAACTGGGACAGGACATCTGGGAAAGAAAGTACCAGTTTAATGGAGAAACATTTGATCAGTGGCTCAATAGAGTGTCTGGTTGGAATGATGAAGTAAAACAGTTAATTAAGGATAAGAAATTTCTCTTTGGTGGAAGAATCCTTGCCAATAGAGGACTTGAAAGCAAAGGACGTAAGGTTAGTTTAAGTAATTGCTATGTAATTGAACCTCCAGAAGATAACATTGAATCTATTTTTGATTGTGCAAAGAAACTCGCACGTACTTATTCTTATGGTGGTGGATGTGGTGTTGATATCAGTAAATTATCACCAAGAGGTGCAAAAGTAAATAATGCAGCAAAAGAAACAACCGGGTCTATATCATTTATGGATTTGTATTCCATGGTAACTGGTTTGATCGGACAAGCTGGGAGACGTAAATAGTTAAATGCTATCCATCGAAATGTGTAAAAGTAGAAGGAGTAAAATATATGGATAAAAAATATTTGGAAGAATGTTTAGAAAAAGAAATGTCCACAAGACAAATTGAAAAAGATTGTGGCTTGAATCATAGTACAGTATCATATTGGATTTCAAAGTTTGGACTAAACGAAAAATCAAAATATAGGAAATATGATAATTTCAGATTTGAAAAAATAGATACAAAAGAAAAAGCATATATATTAGGATTTTTATTAGCTGATGCCTCTATTGATGAAAAAAATAGTGTGGAAATTTCAATATCACTAAATGATAAGCAAGTTGTAGAATATATTTCTCATATTTTACAATGTAATGTTAATTACAATCATACTATAAATAAAAAAACAAGAAGATTTCCAAGAGCAAGAATTCAAAAAAGAATTCCTGATATATTAAAATTTACTGGAGGAAGATTAAAAGTAGATAGACACTATCCAAGAATTCGAGAAGATTTAGAACGATATTTAATACAAGGACTATTCGATGCTGATGGGTGTTTAACTTTTGGCAGAAGAAAAGATAAAAACAGAATATGGCAAAAAATTAGTTTTACTTCACAATTAAAAATATTAGAAGGTGTTCAACAGTATTTAATAAAAAAACTTGATATTTCTACAATACTTCGACCTAAAAGTAATGAAAAATGTTACGTTATTGAATTTGCAAATCGAATTGATGTATTAAAATTTCTAAAACATATTTATCCAAATGATTCATTTATTATATTAAAACGAAAGTATTTAAAATATAAAGCCCTGCGTCTTGAATTGGAAGAAAACGGTGAAGGTAAGCGTGTTGCTTAATGATACCGTGCCGAGCCTACAGAGTAGGAAGGTGTAGAGACTAGCGGAGAAAATGCAAATTTTCTTAATTACCGCAATAGTATCCAAGATTAATTTTAAATTAATTAAGAGATAGTCCACAAATGGGGGCATTAATGATTAGCTTGTCCTGCGAACATCCAGATCTTGAGGAATTTATTGGAATTAAATCAGATCTTGATAAAGTAACAAAAGCTAATATCTCTGTTCGTATTACAGACAAATTTATGGCCGCAGTAAAAAACAAACAGCCATTTACACTTAGCTTTACTAGAGCTGAGACAGGTGAAACTATTACCAAAACAATTGATGCATATGAAATGTTCCATAAATTATGTGAAATGAACTGGGATTATGCAGAGCCTGGAATGCTTTTCTGGGATAGAATCGAAAACTGGAATTTACTTAGTTGTGACAATAATTTTCATTATGCCGGAACTAATCCGTTAGCCATATAAAAGTGCGGATTTAAAACTCTCTCTGATTGACTTGGACGAGTGTCATAACTCTACAGGGCGCAAGTTTAAATACAGCGTGAACGACTGAGCGAGAGAGACTTGGTTACAGTTTTACAAGTGTGCGACAGTCTAGCGCACGACATGAAAATATGAATGATACGTGTTGTGTGAGGCGCAGAAGAGCCTTTACCATCCGGTGGGAGTTGCCTTCTCGGAAGTATTAATTTGGCTGAATTTGCAACTCCACATGGATTTAATTTTGATGATTTTAGAAAAACAGTACATATTGCAACAATCGGATTAAACGAAGTCCTTGACGAGGGATTACCATTACATCCATTACAGGAACAGAGAGATTCTGTAAGAGATTGGAGACAGATCGGACTTGGAATCTTCGGTCTTGCAGATTTACTGATTAAAATGGGTATTAAATATGGAAGTCCTGAAGCTATTGATTTATGTGATATGATCGGTCATGCAATGGCTGATGAAGCACTTAAAACGTCTGCTTTATTAGCAAAAGAGTATGGTCCATATCCAAAATATAATCCGGAAGCAGTTGAGCAGTCTGCTTATTATTCAAAAAATGCTCTTGGTGAAACAAAACAGCTTGTAAAAGAGTATGGTCTTAGAAATTCTCAACTTCTTACAATTGCTCCAACCGGAACACTTTCTACAATGCTTAGAGTATCTGGTGGAATCGAACCAATTTTCGCAAACTACTATACAAGAAAAACAGAGTCTCTTAAAGGACATGATGAGTATTACAAAGTGTATACACCAATCGTAAAAGATTATATGGAAAAAAATAATCTAAAAGACGATTCTGAATTACCAGATTATTTTGTAACTGCACAGACACTTGATTATAAGAATCGTATCTATATGCAGAGTATTTGGCAGACACATATTGATGCATCAATTAGTTCTACGGTTAATGTTCCAAACGACTTTACAGTAGAGCAAGTTGAAGGATTATATATGACAGCCTGGGAAGCAGGACTTAAAGGTATCACAATTTTCCGTGATGGATGTAAACGTGCAGGAATTCTTACAACATCAGATAGTAAAAAAGATGATGAAACATCTGAAAAGCCTAAAACAACTCTTGGCAGAGGAATGATCATTAAAGCTGATGATAACTGTGTTGGTAAGAAACGTACATTACAGACTGGGTGTGGAACATTACATTGTGAAGCATTCTTTGATCCAGATACAGGAGAACTCCTTGAGACATATTTAAGTAAAGGAAGTTCAGGCGGATGTAACCAATTCATGATCGGGCTTTCCAGAATGATTTCTCTTGCAGCAAGAGGTGGAATTGATATTTATTCAATCATCGACCAGCTTAAGTCAAGCGGAACATGTCCGTCATATGCGGTAAGAACAGCAACAAAACACGATACATCAAAAGGATCTTGTTGTCCTGTTGCTATCGGAAATGCTCTTATTGACATGTACAAAGAAATGCAGGATGAAATTTCTGATGATTCAGAAGAGATAATTGATACACCAAAACAGCCCAAAAAGAAAATCATTGTTGATAAATCAAAAACAGCAAAATGTCCTCAATGCGGTGGAAATTTAGTTTTTGAAGGTGGTTGCAATACATGTAAAGATTGTGGTTGGAGTAAGTGTGATTAAGTAAATAATTATGGGAGTCTTAACCGACTCCCTTATATGGAGGAAATCAAGATGAATATTAATGACATTCATGATAAATACGTTTTACACATTAAAATGGATTTTAATAAGCTTCGAAATAATGGCTTTAAAATTTATGGTGACCACGCATATTTTAACAAATTTGTATATAAAGACATTGATAGGTTAACAGTTGACATTGATTTGTCAGATAATACATATACACTCACAGTTACAGATATGGACCATGATGAGATATATTTTCCTATTTACAACTGGGATTGTGGTAAAAATTATGAACTTGAAGAGGTTATCGAGAATGTCATTGCTACACTTGATTCCCTCTGTACTCAAAAAATCCTGTGGAATACAGAAAAGAAAAGGAAGAAAAAACATGTACAGCACAATAAATAAAGGTGACATGGTTTATTATGCAAGAATCTTAAAGAAAAATGGTACTTATGATCTGTGTGAATTGAAAGTTCGTACAGTTGAAGATGATTATTTTTGCGGAGTTGATAAAAAAGATAAACGTGCATACTTATTTGGATATAACGCTCTTGGCGACTATGTATTTCAAACTCGTAAAGAGGCATTAGATAAAATCCATGCTGCAGAGAAAAATAAAGTAGAAGTAAGTGATGAAACTTACTACGAAGAATATTGAGGTGAATGCCTATGAGTTATTTAACACAGCATTTTAAAGGTAAGTACAGAATTGTGCCGGAACTCTCACCAGAAAGTCATGATGTGCCAAGAGAAGAAGATGGAACCGTTGATAAAAGCTATGATGACTTATATATTAAATGTCAATTCGGTAATAAAATTTATTATTATGGTCGAGGTACTTTTGTAGCTTACATCCCAAGCATTATTCGTGGGAAAAATATTTTAAAGAAACTTGATGAAACAAATATTCCATATTCAGATCCACATATCTATGATAGTGAAGTAGAATTTAAATTCAAGACTGCAGATATGGACGCAGTTGCAAATCTATTAAAAGCATCATCATTTGGTGCAGATATCACACCTTATAGTCTTAAAAATTTTCCAAAAGCAGATGTTACAATACCAACGGACAAAATGGATGAATATAAGAAAATAATCGCTCTTGTTCAGAAAGAGGACTTATTAACTTTCTCAAGATTTACACAGTCATTTTTGTCAGATGTTCTTGCAAAAAAGCTAGGTCGTAGAAATAAACCATTTGATTATAAATCTGATATGAAAAAGTTAATGATGGCACGTCAGACTAAAGAGTATATCTACACGAAAAATATGTGGGATGAATATTTGAAATATTTAGAAGAAAAAATTAAAGACTTATACAAAGAGAAGGAGAAATAAAATATGGATACAAATTGTATTGGATATAACGTTGATGTATCTGGATGTAGTCCAGAGGTTATCAAAGCTATTACACAGACACTTTCAAGAGTAAAAGAGGATTTACAGAAAGTTGCAAATACAAATAAAGAAGAGAATAAAAAGAAAGATGCAAATAAACGTTGGAAACCAAAATTTGGTGAAAATTATTTTCGTATTGATTCTTGCGATGATATAGCTCTTCTTAGATGGGACAATGATATTATCGATAACAAATATTATAATTTTAGGAATATTTATAAAACAAAAGAAGAAGCAGAATTTGAGGTAGAACGTAGGAAAGTTATGATAGAACTTCAGAATTATGCAGACGAACACAATGGTGAAACTGCACATCCGTCAGATGCATTCTGGATTGCATTCGATGAAGATGACATGTCAATTACTGTTGAAACGGAGTCGTACTTACCACCAGTCGGTGCTGTATTGTTTTCTGATGCAGACACAGCTTACGATGCAATTGAAGCTATTGGTGAAAACAGAATTCTTGAATATATGTTTAGAGTTAATCCAAAATATATGTTTAGAGTTAATCCAAATAAAGAATTGCATTGCAACGGTGATTGTGAATGTTGCGATGAATATGATCCATGGGACGAGGAGGATGAAGATTAATGAAGAGGGTAGCAAAATTTGAGAAAGTAAGCTATAAGCAGTTTGAAAAAGATTATTTAGATACATTTGGACTTGCAGGTGATGATACATCCAAGAGACTCAGACAAGAAATTGAAAGTATGTATTATGGATTAGAGTTACCTACAAGAGCTACAAAGTTTAGCGCAGGATTTGATATTAGAACTCCATTTTCATTTACACTAAAGCCAGGAGAAGTAATTAAAATTCCAACAGGTATTAAATGTTGTATGAATACAGATTATGTTCTTATGATTTACCCAAGAAGTGGACTTGGATTTAAATATCAGTGCAATCTAGTAAATGGAACAGGAATTATAGACTGCGATTTTATTAACTCTGACAACGAAGGTCACATTTTTATTAAACTTGTAAATCGTGGAGATAAAGAGTTTTCAGTAACAAGCAATGCAGCTATCGCCCAGGGAATTTTCTTAGAATATGGAATTACAGAAGACGATCATGTAGAAGCAACACGTAACGGTGGTTTCGGATCAACTGACAAGAAAGAATAATAAATGGACACATTTTATTATTGTGCATTAGATGAAAATTCTAAAACATGTCCAAAACAAAACATTTGCAAAAGGTACACTCACAAAAAGGGTGTACCTGCGTCCGAAGATGCAAATGCAAAATTATATAACATTTGTAATGATAAACATGGATATAAATTGTTTTTAGAAGATGAAGATATAGTAAATAAAGAAGTGAAAGAAGATGAAAATAATGAGAATCAAACTGAATACACTGAATGATGCTAATAGTCTCGTGAAATCTATTGATAAATACAATTATGATATTGACGCAGTATGTGGCAGATATGTCATTGATGCAAAATCTATTATGGGATTATTGTCTCTTGGAATCCCAAAAGAAATTTTTATTGTGATTCATACCAATAATAAGGACGTAATTTCTAAATTTGAAGAAGATATTTCTAAATGGAAAGTTGAGGAATAATGCATGGAATATGAATATGGACTGATGACAAAAGCCGATAAATATCTCGTAGAATCTATCTATAATATCCTTCAAAATGGTATTAAAGATGAAAATCCTAGACCAAAATATGAGGATGGAACTCCTGCACATACCTATTTTGTGACACATCAAATGCGTCAATATGACCTCTCAAAAGGTGAATTTCCAATCTGTACTTTACGTCCAATTGCATGGAAAAGTGCAATCAAAGAGATGTTTTGGATCTTCCAAAAAGAGTCAAATGACCTCAAAGTTTTGAACGAAATGGGCGTATCATATTGGAATTTGTGGGATATTGGAGATGGTACAAATGGATATAGATATGGTCATACAGTACACCGTTATGATCTGTTTAGAAAGCGTGTTTTAGATGATATCAAAAACAACCCATATGGACGTTATCATATCTGTAATTTGTGGCAGGAAGAAGAATTTAAAGATGAACCAAACGGTCTTAAACCATGTGCTTATGAGACTATCTGGACAGTACGTGGAGAGTATTTAGACCTGTTCCTAAACCAGAGATCAGGTGACTTATTAGCTGCAAGCGGTGGAGGTGGAATTAATGAAACCCAGTACGCTGCACTGCTCATGATGGTAGCAAAACACACCGGATATAAGCCTGGAAAATTTACTCATTTCGTAGCAAATGAACAGGTATACGACCTCCATATTGACCAAGCAAAAGAGCTAATTCATCGCGCAAATGAGAGACATTTAGTCACTTTTGAGGCGTTAAAAAATAGTGAAATTGATAAAAATTTGATGCCAAAATTGGTATTAAATCCAGAAAAAAATAACTTTTACGACATGACAATTGACGACTTTTCTATGGAAAATTACAAGCCAATGAAGCCACAATTGAAGCTACCATTAGGTATTTAAGGAGAGAAAAATTATGTTATCAGCAATCGTTTGTATGGATAATTTTGGTGGAATCGGTAAAGATGGTGACTTACTTTATAAGATTCCAGAAGATATGAAAAGGTTTAAAGAGATTACTATGGGCAACTCTGTTATCATGGGAAGAAAAACATGGAACAGTATTGGCAACAAACCACTCGTTGGAAGAAAAAATTATATTTATAGCAATACTGCAAATTATTTTTCTGATCTTGACTGTAATGGTACACTCGTATGTACATTAGATAGTAAAGACGATTTTCTACAGCTGTTCTTAAGTAGTCCAAATAAATATTTTGCAATTGGCGGAGAAAGTATTTACAAAATGTTCTTACCTCATTGCGAAAAAGTTTATGCTACAATCGTTAATTTAGGTGATAGATGTATCTCTACAGCAGATGTATTTTTCCCAATTGAGTACCTTCTAAACAATTTTGATGAAATTGAATCTATAGATAATACATACGGTAATTTATCATATAGTTTCAAAACATTTGTTAGAAAAGACAATTGCAAAACTGTATCCCACGCTTATTCTGATCCAGTTTCTGGACATAATGCAGTAGATAATCCGTCTCATTATTGCGGAACAAAATACCAGGTAATTAATTTTATAGAAGACTGGGGACTTGGTTATTGCCTTGGTAATGTAGTTAAATATATCTGCAGAGCCGGTAAGAAATATGTTGGTGACAAGCAAAAAGAGCTTCAGGATTTAAAAAAAGCTAAATGGTATCTTGAAAGAAGATTAGAAGAGCATAAAAATGGTGTTGAGCTTGATTCTGATGATCTGAAAATGAATATATCTATAGACGATTTTGCAGAAGATCAAAAGCTCAATTATATTCGTAAAAAAATTATTAAAAATGTTATTGATTGCATTTATGAAGAAATCGACACTAAATTTTATACTGCTTTAGAATTGCTTGATACAGAAATTAACAGAATGGAGGATGAGACTGCATGATTACACTTGGTATTGGTACATTTATTTGTATTGTAGGCTGCACATTTGTGGTTGGTGGAGTAGTTGGAATTATTCTTACAGCTTGTCTTACTGCCGGAAGAAATAAAGATGATGATGATATTGATCAATATCCGTAATATATTAAGCGAAATAAGTAAAATATTGCGAAATTGGGACTCGAACTATTGCAAGAAATATATAAATCTCGTATAATGACTTCAAGGTCAGAGATACTATGTTCGAGGGCAATAAACTTTAGCGTAAAATGGGGCAAATTTTTTAGCCTGAGACATCAAACAAAATAGTTTGCTTGCAGAAAACTTATAAGAACAAGAGCATAGGAAATGACCTTTGATATTTTTATCCGAGGTCATTTTTTTGTGCAATTTGACGAAAAGTTCAAAAAACAGCCAAAAATAGCTCAAAATCGCGATTTTTCCAAAAATCGACTTTCTAGAAGTCAATAAAAATAAGGGATTTAAGAGGGTCATTTTCCCGATAAAATTGTGATTTTATTGTAGTCAAGTTAACATGCACAAAAAAGGAAAATCTTGCGTCGGAGCAAATTTTGACCGGAATAAAAGAATAAAATTTTTGCCCCAAAAAAGGCTAAAAACAATTGCCCTTCGACATAAAATGAAATTAACTTGATGAGAGATCCGGATAAGCACAGATGAAGCGGAAAATATGCACTGAGGCAGCTGGAGTACAGAATGTAAAATTATAACAATATTAACAAAAATAGGAGAATGAGACCATGAATTTACCAGAAAAAGCAAACCTTGAGAAAATCTATGGAGAGAACAGTGCCTGCGCAGCTCGTTTCCAGAATCTAGCAGACAACTTTGCCAGAATCTACAAACATGACCATGCAGATTTCTTTACTTCCCCTGGAAGAACAGAAATCATCGGAAACCATGTTGACCACAACGGCGGCAAGGTAATCGCAGGAAGTATCAATCTGGATACCATCGGCGCAGCTGCACCGAATGGAACCAACGTGATCCACATTACAAGTGAAGGCTACAGAGATGAGATCGTAGTTGATCTTGACAAGATCAGCAGAGCCAACTATCCGAAAGGAACCTTTGCCCTGGTTGCCGGTATGATGGAAGGTGCGAAGAAGAATGGCTTTCAGACAGCTGGTTTTGATGCCTATGTAAGCACCAACGTGATCGCAGCAGCAGGAGTAAGTTCCTCTGCATCCTTTGAAATGCTGATCTGCGTAATCATCGATTACTTCTTTAACGACAGCAAGATGACTTACACAGACTATGCAAAGATTGGTCAGTACGCAGAGAACGTATACTGGGATAAAGCTTCCGGAATGATGGATCAGATGGCATGTGCAGTTGGTGGTCCGGTTCTCTTCGACTTTGCAGACAGAAATGATCTGAAATACAGCAAGCTGGACTTCTCCTATGGAAAATTTGATCACAAACTGGTTATTGTAAACACCGGAAAAGGCCATGCAGATCTCAGCCAGGAGTACTCTGAGATTCCAGGTGAGATGAAAGCAGCAGCCAAGGTACTTGGTGCAGAGCTTCTTCATGAGACTACTCTTGAAAATCTGCTTGCACATGTAAACGAGATTCAGGACGACAGAGCAATTCTCCGTTCCATTCACTTCTTTGAAGAGACTTCCCGTGTAGAACGGGCAGCAGAGGCAATTGGTAAGGCAGATTACGAGGAATTTTTGAAGCTGATGGATGAATCCGGAAGATCGTCCTGGGAACTGCTTCAGAACTGCTACTGCATGAAAGACTGCCACGAGCAGAAGATCCCGTTGGTTCTTGCTCTTACCCAGCTGTTCCTGAACAAGATCGGCGGCGGTATCTGCCGAGTACATGGCGGCGGATTTGCCGGTGTTATTGCAGCTGTTGTACCGGAAAATGAAATGGAGAATTATGTAGAATACATTTCCCAGTATGTTGGCAGAGAGAACGTTTATCCAATGGATATCCGCGCAATTGGAGCTGTTCACATTGGATAA